GCAATCTGTGGATTTATGAAAATACGTATAGGAAAGAAATAAAAAATCCTTGAATCAAACAAGATTCAAGGATTGCAGTGCACCCACCAGGACTCGAACCTGGAACCCACTGATTAAGAGTCATTCTTCGTATCGAATGCTAATTAAAATCGCCATTTTTACTGCTGCTTTTGTACGCTTTTTGGAAAAAAAGACAGTTTTTAGACAGTAACATTTTTATGGCAATGCGTCGCAATGAGCCGCAACACGTAGGTATGTGCCTACGATTTTTAGTCAGTGTTTAGTCAGCAAGCCAGCGCTGCGATCTCGGATGAACCAGCGCACGCCGTTTTCTGATCGTTCTTCCACTTGCTCGGCCTTGTCTGGATCAAATCCGTGCTTCGCCACAAACGCGGCCAGAATTTCCTCTCTTTGCTCATACACTTTGTCGACCGCGCTCCTCAAGAATGCCTTAACGTCTATAGGTGACACAAATTTCGCGGTCTGCTTCTTGATCGTGTTCGTTGGAAATCTACCGTGGCTTGGATCGCCGGCTATCGTGAGGATGCCAAGAAACCTTAGCTCGCCGTCACAGTAAGATACTTGTCTGCCGAGCATTTCCGCTGGGTCTGCCGCGCTTAGTAATAAATACTCGTCTCGCGAGAGTATCATTGTTGCCGGTATGCACTCGCCACTGCCGAGGTTAGGTTGCATCCTCATGTTGCGTAGCGACTCGCTCCAGACCGATACGTGCAGCGCAGTTATTAGCGACTTAGCTTTGCGCAGCTCGTCTTTTGTCATATGGCCGCCTTTTTTGTTCTGAGTGCGCGTTTTACCTTTTTAAGTATAAACGGTGGATAGTTCCATCTTTCGCCGCAAACATCCACCATTACGCCGGCGTTCGAACCACTAGACACACGGTGGACGACCCCAGTCCTACCGATAGTTTTGTCCATTCTGTCACGAACCCAGCCGTCGGCCCAGCCGTGATCTCCAAGATCGGCGCGACGCATAATTTTGACCCTGTCGCCACGCTTAAAGCCGCTCGTGTCCATCATGTTTTTCGACGTCAACTCTTTTTGTTCCGGCATTTTTCTTTCTCCCTGTTCTTGACTGTTGATAAAATCTCTTTGCGCGACCGAACTCCTCGGCAGCGTCCTCCATCCTTTCGAAATATCCGAGATGGATTAACTTTCCGGCCACCGAGATCGTGGCCTTGAATTTGCCGCTTTTAATTATCGTCACACCCTTGGGAAATAGTTTACTCATTTGCGTTCACTTATGTATTTTTTTAGTCCATCTAACACCACTGCACACGAGTCCTTCATGGGTGATGGCCCATAGTATATTGCTTCGTCCACCGTGAGACCATGGTAGTGCGGCTCCATGAGGGTCAGTCTATACGTTGTCCCATTCAACAGTGTAACCGATCCCGCCGTCAAACGTTCGATGTCGGATGGTGGAATGTTGTCCCGAATAAAGTTCCTGAAGTGTCTGTGCGCTTCGCATACGACGCACACTGTTCGTTTTGCCGGGTTAATCCTCTCTACTAGCCAATTTGAAAAGCAACCCGGACCTACGCCGATCTCGGCGCATTCTTTTGAGTAGGCTTGGTAGCGACGAGCGATCTCGACGGCCAGCGCATTTGTTTTCGTCGACTTATGAATATCCTGGATGCTCAATGTATACCTCTCTTTTCCTGGATTGACGTTATGGCCTCAGTATTCTTAAAGTGAATGTATCGCCCAAGTGTTGAGGCGCTCTGATGACCGCTAAACTGCATTAATTTTGGGACACTATCCTCTACCTTTGCGGCGTCCGTGATGGCGTAGTGCCTGAACGAATGCGGGGAAATCTCTTTTTCTATTCCGGATTTTCTGGCGTATTCCTTAATAATCTCGAAGAGCCTTTGGCCCGACATTCTGTTACCGAATTTATTTCTAATGATGTGAGTCCCTGGGCTGACGACCGTTAGGCCGTCAAGCTCTTTACAACGTTCGATCGCTTCGATCGATCTGCGAGAGAGCGGTCTTTCATCGTCTCTATCTCCTTTGCGTGTAACCTTTGCGACTGTTCGTCCCTCCACATTTTTTGTAATATCTCCATATTTGATGGAGAGGATTTCGTTTCTTCGCAGTCCTTGTTCAACCAGAAGGAGAAGAGCGAGAAAATCTCTCGCACCAGCCCTTGTGCTGGTATTAATAGATTTGAATATTTTTTCCACATCTTCGTCTGATAGAATATCCTTTCTCTTGTTCTTCACCTTTGCGGTGGAGACGTTCTCAAGCGGGTTCCTGTAGAGGATCCCGATGCTGCATAGGAACTGCAGATAGCTTCGCACAGACGACAACCGCCTCGCCCTGGAGGCAGTCGAATACCTGTCATCCCTTGCGAACCTGGTTCCATATTCAAATAGATCGCCGGCGGGGAGCCCGTGAAGATTCTCCTTCGGACAGCCTATCAATACACAGAACTGCAGTATGTCTTTCTCGTATGCCTTGCGAGTGTTTGGCGTGAGTTGGCCGAGAAACATTGAGAGAACATCTCTCTCTACAATGGTGGCGCTATACTCCTCGCGCACAATTAATTCGTTCATTTTAACTCCAGGAACATTTTGAAGCCCTGCTCCCCCTTCCGGCGAAACACTAGTCCGCCTTCCTTGGTTATCAGGAAATCGATATCGACATTTTTCTCTGGGCCCACTATCGCATTCTCTCCGTCAACCGAGTAGATCGATGATCGTAGGACCGAAGCCTTATCGGCTCCATCTCCGGGCTCCAGATACGCTTGCTCTAGTATGTCTTTATACGTCGGATTATTGACGTCCCTAATTGAGGCCAAAAATTCGTCTGAATTAAAATACACATTGGCTGTCATATTGCTCCTTTTTTGATGATATCAATTAAGCCAATAAGCGCCATTTTGTCAAGTCAAACCCTAGCATCGAAAAGCCTCGGAAAAAGTGACCTCATCCCTTGGAATCGGACACCCATCTTCTTTGTATGTAGATGGGTTCGCGCCTGGTATATCCCAGCCGAACATGCTGCCAATTTCCATGGCTGATCGCATTTGCCTTGTAACTCCAATGGCCAGATTGAGTGCATCCACGGCGGCACTCGGGTCGTCATTAACGAGGCTGTCGGCGACTCCGGCAATCTTAAACGCCATCTCGATTTCCTGCCTATTTTTTCTGATGTATCCGAGCTCACCGTGTTTGATTGCTATCACGCTGTTGTCCGACGGTAGCAGCCCGAAGCAGAACTCCGGCAGCATCGGATTTGTTTTCGAAGCTTTCATGCGTCTCCTGTGTTTTTGGTTTAGGTTTTCGTGAAACGTTTCCGCGTTTTTCCATGGCATATACTCCGCCATTAGAGCCGACGAATATAATATATTTCCTGCCGCCGATCGTCTCGTCGTGCATTGTGTAGTAACCGATCGCGCCGTGTTCGTCCTCGCTCTGAATTGAGGCTAGGCCGATAACTGATAGGTATATTACTATCGACACGCACGGGACGACGATTGCCGTGAACGCGGTCCATTTCAAGAATAATACGATGACATTTTTCACAGCTTCCTCTTAAATTGTTCGATGGACAATATTCCGCTTTGTGTTGCGTATGATTCAATCTCGAAATTTCCGCTCGACACCCTGGATACGAACGTTGCGTATTCGATCGGCGTATTCACTCTCGTCGCCTGGGCGGACAGCTCTGAAATCATCTGCAGGGCCGAGAGAATGTCCGAGTGCAGCGAGGAATGCCTGACGCCGCCGAGCATCTTCACTACAAATATTGCCGATTTTTTATCAACATTCTCCATGAGCTTCTCGGTATCGGAAACAAGTCTGTCGTAAAGGTCTGTCACGCCGGCGAATTCAAGCCCTCGCGCAGACAACAGAAATCTATAGATGATCGTATCCCCTACGCTTAAAATCATTTCCGACATGCCTTCGCTCGGGGATACCACGGCATTGAAAGCCAGCATCCTGAAGGATGCGATGCTCGCGAATGATGACAGGAGGTCGGCATATGTGTCGATCTTAGCTTTAACTGTCGCCAGGTGATCGCTGCCAGTATATTCCTCCGGCACATCGCCTTCGCACTCTCTTAGCGCGCCGAGTTCAGAGTCGAAATTCTCAGGAATATCAACATCGAGCAGCGGCGCATTTTTCATGCTACGTAAGGCCGTCCTCAGTATGTCCGACTTTTCAGACGTAAGCTCTGTTGGGTCGAAATGTAATTTATTTGGCATTTTTGCGTCCCTTCTTCTCGAACTTATTCTTCGAGGCTGTAATCGTGTCGACGACAGTATTGAATTCATAACTTAGGTCGCGGTAATCCATGTAGACCTGCAGAATCTCGGCAGCGAGCGTCATATTTTTCTGAGTTGTTGGCAGTTCGGCCTGCTGAAGCATGGCCTCCACATCTGTTTTCCCCCACGAATTTCTTCCGATGCGCGAAAGCGGGAACTTTTCGTCGAGCTTCTTGTAGAGCTCGCCTATTTCCCCGAGAAGTTCATCCTCGGTTGCGTCACCGTGCGCGATACGCTCTACGCGCTCGTATTCACGCGCCCCGTCAGACGATATCTCCCATTTCTCCCAGCCGTCAGCGCTACTTGTCAACAGCAGCTCCACACTGTTTCCTGGGAGTATCGTCTTCTGAATGAACTCCTTAATCTTTAGCATCGGATATCCTCCGTAACCCGTTTCATCGGCGACTTCGATTTCGATAAACCTTAGCGACTTATTGATGCCTGAAGCTATGTTTGTCTTCAGCCGGCAGAGGTCCTCATCGATCTTGAGACTCTTAAACAGTTTTTCGATCTTCCTCCCCGAAAGTTTTGAATGCCAAGCATCTGACACGTTGAGGTATAGATTCATTCCCATTTAAGCCTCCACTTCTTCTTGTTTTTGAACAGTGAATTTGCGATTGATCGTCCCGTCTTCGTTAAGCAATCCGATCGATTTCGAAAACAATTCTATCTCATTGAACGTTACGAAGTGACAGCCGGCGTGAACGTCGCCGTTTGGATCAATCTTATCAATAACAAAGTTGCCGAGATGAATAGAGTGTCCATTCGTTACCCACTCCTGCGATTTTTCCTTGCTCGCCAAAATAGATTTCAGAGCGAGAACCCCGTGCGACAGTGGGAAGTCGGCGTGCTTCGACGTCTGAACAGTGCCCGGACTCGTCGTGCTCAATCTCAGTAATTGACCGAGAGAGTCTATCTCTTTCCGGATGTATTCTGAATACTTGCGATACTCGTCGGCGAGCTCCTCCGGAATCTTGAGGTCGGCTCTCCATAGGGCAAGATATTTCGGGGCAAGTTGCTTCCCGATTTTGATGAGTTTATTCTCTTTCTCCCGCTCCTTGGCCATTACCGCTTTATTTTTCTCAAGCAGCTTTGCAACTTCGCTTTCGTCGAACGATTTGAATTTTTTCTTCAGGCCAAAGTGTTCTGAATACTTATTCGCGTTTGCAACATAAGAATTCAGCCTATCCAGCTTCCAATCGAAGCTCGTTCGCGCCCTAGCCGTAAAGATGGCTAGATTGTTAATTTCTGTTTGGAATGCGGAAAGCTGCTTTTTGTGTTTCCCTCTCGAATATTTATCTTCGATATCGACATCACCGCATCTGATAATCTCCCGGTTCGACACCGCGTTCAATACGCTACCTATGTGATCGCGGGTCGTGTTTGAATATGTTCGATCCGTAACAAGCACAACCTCACCGCGTTTATTCTTGTGAAACTTTGCTACCGGAAAATGTCTGCCGTAGCTGTAGATTATCCCGTCTTCAATGAAGCCGTTCCTACAACGCGCGGGCTCTAGTCGCTGGGTGTTGAATATGTGTGCAACTTCGTCGAATGTTGGAAATACGTGTTTCATTTTGATCTCCTGTAGGTATATTCCTACGAATGTGCGGCTGACCGCAAATATTGTTTGTCGCCACAACGACGGCGAATAGTAGGGCAAGCTCACCATATCTCAGTTGATCTTGCCGGTTAAGATGTCTATCTCGGAGCTTCGTCTTTAATTCTTTGAACTCAGCGAGTTCCTTCTTAATAGCAGTTCCGCTTAATCTCAAGCTCATACTGTCACCTATAAGGATTGCCGGTTATATAATCGCCGCCTGCGGAATGTATCCGAACGTTCCAGTGGCCCGCATTACAGCTCGTTCTGTTCGTATCGATTTAATTCGTCGCATAATCCTATGGTTCGCTACCCCTCGGGCCTCGTCAAGGCAATACTCCATGTCGCCAAGGTAGCCCCAGCAGCTATCCACTTCACTCGGTTCACCTTCGTCCGTGCACACGTCTTCGACTTTGAACCCATAGCAATTTCCGCGCAAATAGTCGTCGAAGCTCTTCACTTCATTCACGAATACTTCATACACATTCGTCTCCAGCTCCTGCGAACTTAACTTTCGTCCGAACTCCTTCCGAGCGTCGCCAATAGTGCACCAGATGTTACCGAGTTGCCCGCTATCCCATCGGCACGAGAATGGTGTCGTCGAGATAGTGATCCCAGAGTGATCGTAAAGATACAGCGGAAGGGAGATCACGTTTCGTTTATTTATAGTCTCCCTTAATTCATTCGGCGACTTTATCTTGTTTTTCTTGCACGACAAATCATACCTTCTGTGAAAACACGTGAATGTTCCGAGCATGTCCCAGTTCTCAACCGGGTTCATCGGATCATCGTCCGGATAGATATTGATCGTGCTACCTCTGTATACTTCTGTATGCAGTGCTTCCATATTGATCTCCTAATATTCTTGTGGTAAAAGAATCGTTAGCGTTTCTCCATCGTTGACAGCGAACAGCTTCATGGATCCGAGTGGGAAATCCGTGAATTCGCCATTTTGAATCACGAAGTCCTTATCATTATTCCCGTCTCCAAACACCACGGACCATTCTCCGTCGTCATCCTTGCTGAGTTTCCAGACCTGAAAAGATTCCGCCGAGACCCTTGAGTCCGACTGCCAGCTTGAAATTAAGTCTAAGAGCCAATAGCAGCCAGCTTTCTCCGCGAGATACAGGACACCTTCAGTGATAACTGTTTTTGGAAACAGCGCCTGGGAATATTTTGTGAATCTTTCCGATCCAGAAAACTGCGCGAGACTATTCTTTAGTTCGGCGGCGTTCATTACTCCTCCTATAATTCGTTGGGAAGCATTACCACGTGTTCGTTCGCCCCTCGCAAGAGCATCATCTCTACTCTGTCGAGAGGAATGTCCGTATATGTTCCAGTGTGTATAACGGCTTGAGTCATGCCGTTTTGCCACAGGATTGACCATGATGAATCTTCATTTTTCTGGAAAATCCATTGCTGTTTCCATTTACCCTTAAACTCCGGGTGTGACTGAGAGCTAAGGATAATGTCGATCACCGCCGTAAGTCTCGCCTCGTTCAGCAGAAAAACTATGCCATCCGTGATTAAGGCGCTAGGGAACACTTTCGGGTGATACCGATGCCAGCGCTCCGCCGCTCCGAGCAAGTTGATTTTTACAATTTTCTCTACGTTGCTCATTTCTTACCCTTCAAGACTTTGCATTTGATGTAGTATGTTGACCCCCTCTTTGGGGCCCCTTCGAAAATCCCTCTTGAATATCTTGAGCACGGTATGCTGGCTACTGCGCCATCACTCCTTCCTGCGTATCCGCGGCAATTTTTTAGCGGCGCAACAAGGACATTTATGCGTTCACTGTCGACCAGCTTTCGCTTGGACACGGTAACGATCGCCGTTTCCCCGATTGTGAACGGCCAGCACCTCGGGAATAGCACATCAACGTCTTCAATCGGCATTGTGTTCCAGACGTTAAACGGTCCGCGACACCGGGCTAATGCGGCCCCCATACAGTGTATTTCGTCCATCGCTACAATCTTGATTTTTGTTTTCATTTTTTCTCCTTCGTCTTCTCAAATTTCACATACAAAACTGTTCCTATGCGCGGAGCGAATCCGAAGAGAATTTTTTGGTATTTCGGACACGGTATCCACTCGCTGTAGACATTCTTGCCGGTCGGCAGCAAGGCGTCCGCTCGGCCGAAGTTCTGCACATCGCCGGGGCTCACAATCCGTATTATTGTAGCGCCAGCCATCTGTTTCCTTGACACAATTAAGATGCCCGAGTCCCCAACACCACAGGACTCGCCCATGATCTTATTGAAAACGTTAATCGGAAACGAATTATGACTGTCGAGTCTAGGGTATTTCCGGTCTAACGTCACCCTACCAAATAGATAGCCGCTCGTAAATCTTACTTTTGTTTTCATTTTTTCTTCTCCATTTTCTCGAATCTCACGTGATACGTATCGTAAATCTCGGGAGTTTTGCCGAATATTTTTTTAGAATACTTTTGGCATGGAAGAATGATGTCTTTGTTATCGGTGTATCCATACATGCCTTTTTTCGGACTTTGCATCACTACAAATTCAATCGATCCAGCCATTCTCCGCTTAGACACGATCAATAGGCCTAAGCCCTCTGACGGCGGAAAGACACGTCCAAATATTGCCTTCACGTCGTCAACGTTCATAGCGCTGATGGAGCCGATTCCGCCCCGTTCTCCTGCGAGATGGATCATTTTTATTCCGTCTACCGACGTTATCTTAACTTTTGTCTTCACATTATCTCCTTAGCGTTTGTGTTATATGGCATTTCGCAAAAAAATATTATTTAATTTCTTTACACGATTTAATTTCCATCCCATCGAACGACGGGATGGCCCATCCGAGTTCAGCGTGAATAAAATCCATCAGATCTCCGATGCTTAGCTCTCCGCTATTGAGACTTTCGGTCTGCTTCACCTCGCCTTCGCCGTATTTGTCAACTAGGTTTTTGCGTGAAGTCTCGATCTCTAGCCTCACTTTGAACTTCGCCATATTTATCTCCTAGGACTTTTTCGTAAATATTTACCGTGGCTCTTAATTCAGTAATAGCTTTCGTTTCCGTATTCAGAGAAACAACCATTTTCAAGTATTCGATTCTGTCTGTTAGGATCCGCCTTAGAATCGCCGCCTCATTAAATTCGAGATGCGTTCCACGAATGCCCTCAGTCTTGGTGAATCTGTTCACCTCTGTGTCGTATACCTTGCCTTGCGTCATTAGCTGCTTTTGCAGCTCTGCTCCAGCATAGAATAGTTTTTTTTCCGCCTCGGTCGTCCCGAGCAACAAAAACTGTAGCGACTTACTTCCCTTCGCAAATTCCTTGAGGTCCCTGCTCATACTACGCGGCCTCCGACATTTGCTCCAAATCATCATTCTCCTGCGTCCGGCGAACATAATTTTTCGCAAGAGCGAGATACTCATCGTTGTGCAGCCCCATGTCCTGCAAGAACTCGATCGCAAACAATTCCTTTACCCACGTAGGGCAGATTGAGTCGATAACGTCCGATCGATCAAACTCCGGGTTTGATTCCATCACTTTTGTGGCGATGTTCTCCGCGAGATGCTTGAGGCGCTCGAAAACGAGGCGCTTATTAAGTTCGCCCTTCGCCGCAATGCGAAGAATTGTCGCTTGTTCGGCTTTGAGTCCCGGAAAGTCCGCGTGATTCCAGATTACTTGAGTGTCTTTATGGCACTTAATCATATATTTCTTTCTGTAGGCATGTGCCTACTGTTAGTTTTTGAATAGAAATCCAAAGATGAATTCCAAGAATGTTGATTCTCGCTGCGGAGGAGTCTTAAACCTGTTGATCCAATTCCTCTTGCGGTCAGACAGCATTTGCTTTCGTTCGTGCCGACGCTGTAGTCGTTTCGACTCAAACGTTCCATTGAGTTTTTTTCGCAATTCACGGTTCATGCTTTCCCCCTAAAAGTAAGTGTTGGTATTCGATAAAATCCTGCGCGTTTCGCAGTGCGATATCGAGTTTCTGCGGGTCAATCGGCACTCCGAGGTGCACCCTTTTGCGCTCCTTTTCGAGTATCGACCACACGTGTTTGCCGGCATCGATGCGAACGTTGATCGGTCGCCCGCTACCATCGCAAAGCGAGTAATGGAAGAGACTTCCAAGCTCGTCGAGACGCCTCTTCTCGGATGGCGTGAGCTGCTCGACCGGGTTTGTTGGCGGAGCTTCCGAGGAGTGTCTGCCCGGTCGCAAGCTAATTCGACGCATAAAATTTCCTAAATTGAAGAACATATCATCTGCCTTTCTTTTTTGGTTAGTGGAGTATAGTCGCCGTGCGTCATTTTAATTGGACTTTTCGACGCGAGTATTCCGAAAAAATTTACTGCAGCAAAATTCTCTACCGTCGCCGGCTCGTTCCAGTTAGCATCGCCATGCCGGAGATGGTATACATGCGGATACTTCCCTGCCAATTTTTTCAGGCATTTGTCGATATCCAAGCGGAGGCATTCTACGGCTACGCATGTCGCGCCGTTGATATTGATTTCTTTCCCGATATTCATAGTGATCTCCTATTAAGTGATTGGTTCATTTTTGGCGTATTCTATGTTCACGCCCTTAAACATTCTCTTTTTGAGAAAGTATTTTACGAGCACTGCGTAGCTGGCGAAGTCCGCGACGAATACTACGCCGTCCGAGAAGCGAGCGATCAGATATCCGCTACCATCGTCCTTGAGTGATGCTACAACCGACGCGAGCGTAACCTTTCGCATTCTTCGTGTGAGCCAGCCAAGGTCTTTGACTATGCACTTGCGCAGAGTGTTCTTGCCTATCCAGAATGTTGCCATGCGTCCTCCTGTAGGTATGTGCATAAGATTAGTTTTCTTATGACTGCGGCGTCCTCCTCGGATATTTCTAAGCTACTGCTGACCCGCACGGCTGCACTAAGGTCTGGGTATGAGAAGACGAGGCCCTCGCGTATCCAGCGCCCATCGTAAAAGTTTACCATGCCGTCCTTTATTATACCGAGAAGCTCGCGGCGACTTCCGGATTCAACCCTAACGATCTCGAAGGTTTTTGACGCCTCTCCATTGCGTGTCACGATGTATGTGACGAGAAACAGTTTTGGGCCTCCGATGTCTCGCTTCCCCGGTTGCCCGATGTAGCTTTTCGCATCGCTATTCGATATCGGGCGGACGCTCACCGGCCCGGACATTTTTTCTATCTCCGGCGCGCTGACACTGAACCTATCTTCCACCACGATTGACTCGCGGAGTCTGTTTCCGTTGCGGAGCGCGATAAGGCACGCCTCATTACCGAATGTTGGCGTCGCAAGGATAAAGATGTCGCCCGTAGAGTCGCATACAAAGTATTGCCCCCCGCTGTAGGTAATCTCTCTTACGTGTGCTTTCATATTGCACCGTCACTCGTGACGCTGATAGTTATATGCCCGGAGTAGATGGGCTGCATCGACGCGTTGCCGGCGATCATATCCATCTCCTCGATTTCAATGGCGTCGGTGGCTTTCACCAGAAATCCATCTCGATATCTATTCCCATCGCTCAAGCTAACCAGACACACGAGACGCTCGCCAACCTGAGCTAATATGTAGACAAGGTGATCTGCTTGATCGATAAAGAAGGATCCCACTTTGATCGTTGTCGCTGGATTGTGTTTTACTTTTGCCATTTTCAATTTCCTTAATTTTGGTTTTCGTATTCCGGATTTAGCTCTCTGCCTCTTGAAATTTTGAGTGGAAAGCGGCAGTTTTCACGATATTGCCTTCGATTCTCGATCATCTTCTTTCGGGTCTCCTCGAAGGTTTCATACTCCCACCCGGCCCCGTAGTTCACGTAGAACTTCCATCCGTAGATCCATTTATTAATGTGCATCTTGACCTCCTTTGGTGTTAAGTAAATCGACCACCGTTTGACTCGCCTGAATCTTGCCTTGTTTGTATAGCGTCCACAAAAGTTTTTGTCCCGGCGTCAATCGTTTCCACAGTTCGGAAGGTGAAGACTTTACCATAAACCCAGCCGATGTTTCGCAAAATCCGACATACGTTCTCATTTCTATTTTGATCTCCTTCTATTCTTTTGTGATACCAGTCCTTAGATGTCGTCCTCATCTTTGAATTGTCCTACGAAAGCCTCAACCTTATCGGAGAGTTCGCGGTGAGCGGCCTCTACTTCAGTAAGCCGCCTCTGGTAGTATCCGAGCCCTTCTACAAAGGCATCCTGTTGAGTCTTCGCTTTCATGCTTATATTCATACCGCGCGTTTTGTCATACAGCCAAAACCCGTCACGGCGCTCGACGAGAGAAAGTGTTCCCGTTAGATTTATAATGTCGTTTTTACTCATTCGCTATTCTCCTGTAGGCATGTTCCTACGATTTATTCTTCGATGAATTCTTCGGATACTATTATTCCGTTTTCGCGCAACAGTTCTATTGCCTGAGATGGTAGCTCAAATACTCCGTCGTATCCATCGAGGATATTTTGCTCTCTAAACGTGAGCCCGATATCGGTGGTCCGATCCAGCCTTGGAATATCCCATTCGATAAACATGGATCCGTCGAAGTTTCGGAAGAGCTCCATCGTGTAATCGAAGTCCCCGAGCTTGCTGTTTGTAATCCCGTTGTCGAGATTCACCTGACTGTGGAATGATTTTTTGGCGACACCTATTGGATACTTCACTTTACGCCTCCTTATTTTGTGTTAATATTCCTAGTTTACCTCAGACTCTAATGACACAACTATTTCATTTTCGCATTTATGTCCCTCCGCCTCATCTATTGATGAATATTTTCGAGCCATAGATATTTTTCTAGTGTAACTACCGCCGCTGACGGCTTTAGCAACATAGCATCCGACGTATTGGCTATAAGTATTTGCAACACATTTGATTACATACATAACAGTCTCCAGTGTTTACGTTCTTAATAAGGAAGACATTTTGCGTCCTCCGGCTAATTATCGGCGTATTCGTGATTTTCGCACTCAAACACTTGACCGCTCGGAGTATCGTAAGACAGTAGCGTCGTCAGCGTGTCGTAGTAGACTGTGATCCCCTCGTCCGGAATTTTTGCAGAGATGAACCGATGTTCTATGAGGCTGGTGTCCAGCTCACCGTTCTCAAGGAGTCTATGTAGCGCATCGGAAATATCCGATCGCTTCTCTCTAAGGAGGCTGGTCAGCTCGACGATTCCCTGTAGTATGCCGGCAATTTTCGATCCAGATGGAAGCGTATAGGCAATAATCCCGCCACACTCCTCGTCAACGATCCCCATCAACTCCCCTTTAAGAATAGAGGCGAGAAGATCTTTATCGTTACCATTGTTCATTGTGTGATTAAAAAATCTTTCTTCGACGCTCATTTCGATCTCCTTGTAGGCACATGCCTACTATTTATTTTTGAATATGCGGCCGACCGCAGTTTTTAATCTCGCTTGAACCGCAACGGATGCCTCTTTCGGTATTCCTCCATGTATCTCTCCTCCATGACGACGCGATAAGACACCTCTTCCTCGGTTTCCATCCTCCAGCCGTCGATTTCCAGCGTATAGACTACCTCGAACTGAGAGTCGCCATCCCGTTCTGCTACCGAGAAAACTTCGTCTTCGGTGACGATTTCACGTAACACCCTAAGACTGAGAGTGCCGTCCTCCAGCTTTACCGACCTGTGATAGAAAACACTTTTTGGGCTTCTGTTTATAGTTATTGAATACATGTATGCCGGCATACTACTCCTTTTTTTTAATATTATCCCTGTAGCCCACGATTCGCCGGACTCACACCGGCTCCACCGCTTCACATTCGCTTTCGCTATGTTTACTCGCGGCTCGTCTAATACGAAGCTACAGGGTTTGCGCCCGCAAGCACCGCAAGGCACTTGAGGGCAATACTACTTAGTAGTTTTTCATGGCTACCTCCGTCGTGTGTGGCGCTACCCGCGCTATGTCGCGAGTGCAATGATCGTATCAGCTAAAACCGACTCTCTGACTCCAAGCTGAGCGTGCCGAACTTTCAGCAAGTCGAACACGTATAAGTCATACCGCCCGTCGCTGGTGACGTAGACGTTTATGCTCACGCCACAGCCAAAAAATAGTTCTCCGCCGGATACTTTCACGTCTTCAACTTGAGTCATGAAGCTCTTCGTCCCGCTCATACGCCCTCCCCCTTTGTGACCCCATCAATGAGGATTGAGGCATTCTTCTCATGCCGGACAATATCGTCTGGGCCGTATTCGTGGAAGTTATTCATAAACTCGCAGGCAGATTGCTCTTCGCCTTCGCCGGCCCTCACAAGCTCGATTGCCTCATCGACGCTTTCTGCGATAACTGTAATGGTGACGAGGTGGACCTCTAGTCTCGGGACGTAATATTTGCTCTTTGCCATGATTTCAATCCTCGGATTTGGTTAATAAAGTTTCACTCTTTTGAATAAGTCCACGCGATTTACCTCGATTGGTTCGAATTTCCGCCGAGCTGCCCGATTCTTGGTGAGCCGGTCCAAGATGCGAGACCGCCGAGCATTACTCTTGTATTGAAGATGTTTCGCCAGCGAGACGAGCCGGTTTGCATGTGGTTCGTGCTGTGGTTTCTGAGTGTCTACCGACCGAGAGTTTCGATATCCGAGCATGAGGCCCGCGAGTGATGCGATGAATCCTGTCTTTGCTTTCATGTTAATCTCTTTCTATTGTGTAGGCATGTGCCTGCTGGTTAATGTTAAATGAAAATGCGTCGTGAAATTTCGACATTGGAACATAGCGGTCCGGATCGTAGTATATCGTGTGGCGCTTTGCGAATATGTCGCTCTCGTCAGAGTAAAGGATGACGGCCACACAATCCTCCCGAAAATGTCCCACCTGTTCTAACTCGCTGAATATGGCGCTCATGGTCGCCCCCGTGTCTACGAAGTCGTCGAGGACAATAAACTTGCCGATTATAGAGTTACTGGTTATCGGGCCCCGGGAGTGGGTGGAATCATTTGCCTTCCTGACGATAGCTATGCACTTATCGGTAGCCACCGCAAGAGCGCCTGCGATCAGAATTCCGGATGCGCCCCTCACAACAATAGTGTCGAATTTGTCTTCGATCCCAAGCTTATTAATTATTTCGACAGACGTGTCTACTGCGCGCCTTATGCCTGTAGCGCTAAGTGGAAAATACATTTCAGATCTCCTGTTTGTTTTTGTGAATTTTTGAAGCTTTGAGCCCGCGATTATGCTACCATAACCACGGGCGATACACCTATGCAGCTACAGCAACATGATACATTGAAGGCCGGCGTTGTGCTGCATCCATCCTGAGTGGACGGACCGACATAATCTGTTCCGAGAGAGTCACGGGTTCCGTCGGATGATACTTCTTCGGGAATTCTTTGAATTTGAATTCAACCTCCGGATACGCCGACCGGTAGTCGGTGATAACGGTGGTGAGTTCCTGTTTTGATCGAACATACTCGCAATGCTCGAACTGTTTTTGTCCGGGACGCCTCATAAAGACTTGATACATATGGTCGGGAATTGGTGAATAGCATTTCATTTTAACCTCCTTGTAGGCACATGCCTACGATTTGTTTTTTGGAAAATGTGAATTTACGTCAATGATTTTGAATGTTGTCAAGTGATTTGATTCTCGTGTGGAAGGTGTAGAATCGTTACACCGAAGAACACCCTCCTCGATATGAATTTGGTCATAGCGGAGTAACTCTGAAACTCCGCGTAAAATACTGCGCCGTCTACGAACGCTGCCAACAGCATCCCCCCGCCGCCGGCGAGTCGCCGCACCGTAATGCTTGATATGTCTACCTTCCGCCGCCTGCGTAGGAGCCAATCTAAGCTATTGACGAATGTTCGCTTTGAGATTTTGTCCATATAAGAGAATGACTTTGCATTATCGCCACTCATACCGCCTCCGCAATTTTTACTATTCCAAGGAACTCCGCTATCACCACGGCGATTGCGAGTTTTGATTCCATGTCGTAGAAGAACTCGAATTGTCGTCCGGTCCGTCCGGTTACAGTGTAGCCCGCGCCACACTTCTTCACTACTACCCACCGCTGATCTATGTTTCGTGAGCCAACAGCTCCAGATATTTCAGAGTCCATTGACTCGCCTACGATGGCGAGGCCCGCCGATACGTCGTCGAGCGATACAGCTATACATCGAGAGACTTCCATTTTCAATACTCCTGTAGGCACATGCCCACATTTAATTTTAAGAATTCGTGATTTTCGATGGCAAATTTTTGAATATTATCCCGCGATTATTCCTGCATCGCCATAACGTATGACTCGCGATACACCAGCTCTACTGCGGCGAGAGTCCGCAGATCGTCCATATCGGTAGGAAGCGCCCCGCCCGCTCCAGCGTGCAGTCGATCTACGATAGGCATAACGTCCGCCGTAAGTCCGGCAGGTTTATTCCGGAACGCTACGAATGCGATAGCGTTATATGATTTGACTACGTGCTCGTGCGCCGTAATGAATCCATTTTTATACTGGCTATCGACATTTCTTAATTCGCTGGACAGGTCCGCGTGTATTTTCACGATGTTGAACACCTTAACTCCTTGCAGGCACATGCCTACGATTTGTGATTGAGCTCGTAAAATATTCGCGGACGCCGTAAATGACTCTAAGGCAGAAGAGAAGGATCCCCTCTTTGTCGCTCCGATTCTGGAATACGCGGATGTGATGAGCGCCCCAGTCCGGAACCGCTAAGCCGAGTGTCTTTGATCCCATGAGATTAATTTCCTTCTTAATCCCTCTGTGGAGCTGCTCCAGCGTAATCACTCCGGCCTGATACTGCTTCCAAAGATGATTTATTCTAAGATGGTGACACATAACGTCTCCTTGTGGGCACATGCCTACGTTTGCATTTTTGAATATGCGGTTGACCGCAGTTTTGAATTGGGCCCGCAAGTCTCTCACAAGGCAAGCGGACCAGACTACTGTTTTGTAGGCACATGCCTACGATTTCATTTTCCAGAATTCGGAATATTCTCTGGCAAATTTTGAAAAAATCAATCGCCAATTAGTAATTGAGCCCGCGCACATACTAATACAGTAGTATATACGCTATATAGAAAGGGCGCAAAAAAAGAGGAATTTGCCAGATTCCTCTTTTTTCTGCCTATTTTGATCGAATTACGCCGGCACTACTTCCATTGAATGCAAGATAGCTTTCACGTCGTCACCGGTATAGTTTTTTACTTCAAGTGCCTTTCCCGTCATTTCATTGTATACGGCAGAGAAGGAAAGGAAAAATGTTTCGTATTGTTTAGCATTCTCAACAGTGACCCTTTTGGTGTCCGTTCCGTCTGTGTGTTTTTTCGATGGAGCGGGTTTCTCTTTCGCAAGATTTCCGGCAAGGCTTACAATTTCGTCGATCGTATACGTTATACCCTTGTCATTCAATTCGTCAATAGCCGGGTTTATTTTTCTTGCCGTTTCCGCCGTGATCGGATTTTCGGAAACATAATCAACAAGCGCATTCCTTTGGTCACTGTCCTTAACTTTCCCCAATCGTTCAATGATCGAAAAATCAATATTTGTTTCACGAAAGAAATTTGCGTTATTTAGAACTTCATCTTGCCATACGTTGAAAAATCTGATTTTTTCCTTTGCTTGTCCTTCTGAAATTGCCAGCTTTACCAGCATTAAACGGTAATCGCTAGCATCTTTGGTTTTATCCCGTTCTCTCGCATCCTTCAAAGCGGAACCGATAAAGTAGGAAATTTCCGACGATGAAATTTTAAAGTTTTTCAATGTCAATGTTTTTTTCGCTTCATTCTTTTCAATGAAGGCGTCACGTTCAGCGTCTAAGCCCGCCAGTGCTTTATCGTTCTTACCAGTGAGAGAAGAGAGAGAAGCGAATAGCTTAGAAATACTTTTTTCCAGCTCTGCGTATCCCGAAGTGAAATATTTTGATTCCATGATGATTAATCCTTTCTTGTGGGTATATACCCACGTTTGTTTAGAAAATACAGCTTGTTATTATTTGTTTAATCGCATGTATAAATATAACATATATATTGTTGTTTGTCAATTAATTAGACTAAAAAAATAGTCCATATAATACAGTAAAAAAATCATAAAAGGAAAAACTACAGCGCCAAAGATAGATATAAGATACATAGAGAAGATAAACAGAGAAACAAAGATAAGGACGGGATAAAATACTTTGAATGTATACTTCATGATTTTTCTTTCCTTTTGTTTAGTGATTAATTGATACTATAAATATAGTCAATTATTTATACATTGTCAAGCTATTAATTGAGCCCGCAAAAGAAAAAAGGTTGTTATCCTATAGGGGAAAGAGAGAAGAAAAGAGAACGTAGGTATGTTCCCAGAATGTTTTTTCTTGATCGTGTTTAATAGTATGACCGTATAAATGTATCTTAATGCTGTAGGTAAAAATGTATCTTTAATGCTGTAGGTAGAGATATGTCTTAATATTGTAGGTATGAACGTAATTGTTTTTACTCCGTTCTCCCCTAGCCGTTATTAAAACATATATACTATACATTTTATGCAATCTTACGAGTTTTCGTAATGCTGCATCTATACGGTATACATAGCATCATTGCTATAATGTTATATTATAGCAACATACTATTTTGTCATTAATAGGAAATAGCCCATGTTTATTCCCAATATTGCAAAAGGGGAACAGGAGGGAAAAGTCCGCTGCTTCCCTACTGTATAAAAATACGTCAGATCTAAACCGGGATTTTTACTTCTTGATGATATAGTTTTTTGGATTATTTTCGATGGAGGTATGCCATTCAATTCCTGGCAAAAAAACGAAGTCAGAATCAAATTCGGGGGATCTTATTTGTTTGATTATTATAGAGAGAGGAAATTAATCGGAAATAATTACCGATAATACTCAAAAGCAGGACCCCTTGAAAAAATAAGAGGCCCTGCTTTCAAATTTATGAAGCGTAGTCTGTGTAATTACTCGTAAGAAGTGTCTTTTTGCCTACTGCTTTGTAGATGAGCTGCGTGACGTTGAAAGTGTATGACAATCCAAGCTGTCTGCGGATCAGCTCTTTGGGTATCCCCTCTTCTACGGCCCTCCTAACGAAGGCTAAGCGTATCCTAGAGAAGGAAACCTCGAAGTCCAGGTCTTTGACTGCAGCCCGGAGATCATCTCTAAGCCTTGTCAACCTAAACCTAGGACAGTGCTCAACCTTTCCTACCATGAGTTTTGAGATCTTCACTCTGCGATGCGGAAGTATGAGCTGCTCTGTTGCGTATGAATACCTGACGATGCTGTTTAACTCTTCCAATTTCATCCCAGTATGATAAACGATGAGACACGCATCTCGAAGTTTGCCCTCTGGGAGAGTTTTGAAGAGAATGTCAAGTTGTTCCGGATCAAGGGCTCGTGCCACAAGTGGTTTGAAGACACCCGGGAACCTCACATAATTATACACGACGAGCTCACGTCTACGTAGATACTCAAAGAAGTAGTATATTGCAAGGTGGTATCGATGATCTGTCTGTGGGCTCACTCGCCCGCTGCGTATCCTCAGCCGCCATTCTAGCTCGGCCCCTGTAATAGCTTTCACCGGCATCTTCTTGATATCATCGAACACCTTCAGCGCTGCACGTATCATGTCAATGTAACCCTTTGACTTGTAGTCGCGAAGGAACTGTCCCGTGTATTTGCCTATGGCTGTCCCCAATGTGTAGTCGTCGGAGAGCCTCAAAAGCTTTCTTGTCAAGTCTTCATCGATAATCTTCACCGTGTATCGTCTCTTCGCGCTGAGATCGTCGGTAATTATTACCGGCCCCATTAGTTTATACTCGTGATCTCGTGTGCAAATAGGCCTGTGTTGTGAATGACGGTAACACAACGATCATCGTAGAGTGTCGTCATATTGAAATCCTTTTTGCACGTAACTTCAAGAGCTGAGCCGATGTTTTTCTTCGACCACTGCTTAATATGCCACTCCGCCAGCTCATTGAGCTTCGGATCCTTATGTGAAACTCTTGCCGTAAAGATCTTCACGGTGTATCCCTGGGATATCCAGTCTTTAACTCTATCAACCATCAGTTTTATCGGCTTTCCGATGAACTGCAGGCCTTGCCAGTCGCCAATCTCTGCGAGAGTGCCATCGAGATCTACCCCGATCCACCCAACGCCTTCGAATAATTCGTTTTGTTCCATTACCTTGCTCCGGAAATAAGCCTCAATAGCTCCGCAAACGCTAGCCCTACGAAGGACGCGAATAGCATGAAGAAGCTGAAAGCTATTATGCCTAAAATTAATTGAAAAAGATCAAAAAGTATGTCTCTTAATTTACTCATCAGATCTCCCTGAATATTTCGCACTCCCAAACCGGTGTGACGACCGAGTGTTCTTTATCGAATTTCAACAGGTCCCTTGCGATCATGCAGTTCCGAGGACTATTAGGAAGGAAGAGTGAACATCGGTAGCATAGACATGCCTGCATGTGCTTCCCTTTCAGTCTCTCGTCGACGCTCACCGTGCGGCCGTGGTGTGTATACTTAATTATCGCCATATTCCGCCTCCCCCGTGATGATAATCTGGTGCAGCGCGGACGCTAGCGTATCCACAAACCCCTCGTCATCATTCAACGCATCTCTTCCGATCGCTTCTAAGGCGACATGGACTATTTCGTGAAAATAAGTCTGTTGATTCTGCGCCAAAGATCTTCGATGCTTGCCGACACCCGGGAATAAGGATATCGTCTGATTTTTATAGCTGCACAACCCATCCTGCCGATCATCTTTTGTTCCCAGGTCCTCGTCGAATATCACGGCCCAGGTTTGTCCGAAGATCTTAAAGCTTTTAGGTATAATCATCTTCCCTCCATGTGTTCGATGAAACCCTGTTCGTTCTGCGGCCCCCATGAACGCTTCTTGTTAATCTTGAACTTCTTGTTTGTGATGTCGTGAAGACTGAAACCCATCTTTGACGCTATGCCAAAAAGTAAGTGCTGCATGTCGGCCAACTCCTCCGCTGCAGCATGTGGATCGTCAAGCTTCTCCGACAATTCTTTTAGCTCGGAAATCATGTGTCGAAACATTGAATCGATCGTTGCGCTGGGAAACGTAGCGTCCTGCCAGTCGCTAATCTTTTTCTGTAGATCATCCATCACCGAACCTCTATAACTGTGATCGTGTCCGGAAGGCTCATATTGACAACCCCGGTTGAATATACTCTTCCGTCTGCGTCTATGAGCGTAAACCTAACCCCGGTGTATACGCTTCCCGCATTGTATGCCCGGACCGGCTTTCTTGCCGTGCGGATCCATTCCGCCGCAGACTCTTCATTTGCAGACAAACATCCGGAAAGGACGATCAAAGCTATTGCTGCAATTAATGTTTTCATCATTCTCCCTCAAATCGTTTTAATGTGTCAAGCTGCTCAGTCAACTCGCGAACCGTCTGTTCCGAGTCCTCAAGACTTGATTCAAGCTCTGCAATCCTTGCCTCTAACGCGGAAATCTCTTTGTCTTTTTCTTCAAGATATTCATCGCTCTGCGATATCTCGTCATCCTTCGTCTCCAATTCTTGAGGTGAGCTCTTCGAAGTTTTCTTTGATGAACTCAAAAGCGCCGTCTAGATTGTTCACGTAGGTTCCCATTAAAACTCCGTTGATGCCAGCATGTATGCCATGCCGTCGTATCTATCCAATGCAATCTCAACTAAGAGCTGCGCTCCAAATGTTCTCATTACCCCAACATCCTCGTAAATTAATTTATCGAGCTCTTCGTCAGTCAATTCCCGGACGTCTCCTACGCAGAAGTCAGGATTATCTATCTCTCCGTGTGCGATCGTAACCGCATCTTCGACGTCGGCCACATTTCTGCCGATCCAGTATTCGAAATCTTCAACACTATAAATTTTTAAGTCTGACAATATCATGTTTTGCCTCTAGTAGTTTTTGTTCGAGCCTCCAAATACGGAGGGCCCCAAGTCTCGCAAGCTGAAACATATCTTCGCCTGAGAGTTTCGTTGCGCTCCGATTTTCTGCAGCCTCTCTCAAAAGACGAACGTATCCAGTCTTGCTCACAATTAGAATTCCAGCTCGCTCCGGGACGTGCTCAATGGCTGGCAGCAGTTTTTCCGGCATTGCGAAATACAGCATCTTTATCATATTGCTTTGGTGCATGTGCGGCTTTTTGAGGTCCGCAATCAGGTCGCTCTTCGATATCTTGATCTCAACCTCTATTAGGTATCCGCTGCTACGCATAACCACAAGGTCACATTCGTGAGGCAACAGCCCCCAACTCACGTTGGGGACTATTAAATGCTGCCTTATTCCGAACCAGTGGGCGACCCTAAGTTCAATTTCCTTGGCGGTCTCGCAATTCATTACACCGCCACGGAAACGTTGTTGATTATCCCCTCGGATCGATCCCACACGTAAACCTCTCCAGCCTTGTATCTCGTGATGTATCCGTTCTGATGATGCCATTGATCCGTGTAAGTCAAAGCTCGAAGGATTCTCACGAGGACACTCTTGTTGTCGACGGCGGTGACGAAGCTGTATTCTTTTTTGCGATGCGTGTGTCCGATATGCCATTCGCAATTTCTCGAAGCGCTGAACCGTCTGTCCTCTGTCGCCATAATGAGTGGAAGGTCTGTGATCTTCTCGTCCTTTCCATGGGTGAACCCAATGAGGTTTGATCCCCAGTGATAATATTTCCGGACCGGCGGCGAATTGTCAACGTTGATCCGCTTATCCTTTGAAAATACTGCAGACAATACTTCCCCGAGATAAAAGGCACTCTCGAAGTCATGGTTGCCTGGAATTACGATCACGTCTACCGGTGCTACCTCTGCAAGACGCTCAATGCTGTCCTTCACAAGTTTCCATCCACGGCTGAACGTCTTCTTCCATCTCAAATCTTCCTGTTGTGGCGTTCCGTTGAACGTCATCGCCGCCATACCGTTTACATTGAAGAAGTCATTCCCAACCGGGAACAGAAACCGATCGACCTTGTAGTGCGCCGTTCTTTCAAGAGCCTTCTCGATCGCGTATCGATATAGACGCTCTGCGACTTTCACGTCATAATTGTTTCCGCTCTCAAGCCCCCACGCAAGCTTTCCAAAATGAACGTCAAAAAGATCGATCTCCACAAGCTTGCTACCGCGGTCCGGTTTCGGATGCGGTGCGTGCGGCTTTGAGTGCTGCGTAAGCTGCTTAATCATCTCGTTCTTAAACTTCTCAATGTCTTTCGACGTAAACGTAACCCGGACAACGCCGGTGTTCGCCTTACTGCGTAGATCAAGCATTACTTTGCTCCTTTAACCATTTGATAGTTTTCTTGCTTCCGAACACCAGCTTCGTGCGCCCGAATATTGTCGTCGTAGTCTTGACATTACATAGAGCGTCGACGTTAAGCCTTGTTCCGATGAGTGCTACGCTTATCCCCAGCGCTGCAGCCATCTCTCTCGATGTAAGCATTGTCCTGAACGGAAGTTTAGATGTGATTTTTATTATCTTCTTGACTCTCTCGACCTGGCTCGGCATTAAAACCTCTTTATGCGATTTCATTACCGATTTTCCCTCTGAGTTCAAGATACTCGACGCCGCCGACAGTTATCAGTCTCGCTTCTGGGCTGTAATACGCCACCTGTTTAGCGCTGTCAATATTATCGATCGGCTGATCGTATCTGCTGATGATGAAATAATTCACATCTCCGGTTCGTTTCTTTTTGTCGACGTATTCCCTGACCCCGTTCGCCGACATCCCCTCGTCCACCGCCTTGTGCAGCACATCCACCGGCGACTCTTCCGTCTTTAGCGTCCTAAGAGCATTCACAAAATGCGTCTTGTCAAGTGGGGCGTCTCTCAGCGACGGATCCTTCAGGATGATCTCTTTATGTATCTGTGATAATTCAAATACTCTGCGTTCTGGGATACCAAGAAATTTTGAGATCTCTTTCACCGCATTCGATCCATGCCTCGATCTAGCGTGCAGCTCTGCGACGATGTCCATCTGTAGGAACCAGGAGACATTCGACGCTTCGTTCAGAGATTCAAATAAAGTCTTCAGGATCTCGTCGTCTAGCTCTGGCAAGTGATTCCTTAGAACTTCCGCGTTCTTGTGCAGCATGAAAATCGTTTCAGAAAGCCCTAATGACTTCCCGATCGTCTCTTGCGTTGTATCGCTTGAGGTAAGTTCGTCTTGCATATTCCTCGTCTGGTATGAAGTTGAATAATTTTTTGAATAGCCAGGGATGATCCTGGACTATTCCGTGATGATGCCTGCATAGCGGGACAACGCTGTAGTCGCTTCCCTTAATTCCTCCGTAAGCCCTAGCCGTGTGATGCGGATCGATTGGACCAAAACAGTCCCGACCACGCACCATGCACGGCAAAGTCTTAACCCAGTCCATATATACACGGTCTCTATCGAAGGATGAGGATGACTGTTCCGATGGCCCCGACTGCAACTCCGGAGAGGAAGATTGTTGGCGTTTTATACCACGGCGCTTCTTCTTCGTTGGTTTTGGTAATTGTAACATTTGGGACCTGTATTTTTTGAGCCTTGTAAATTGCCGAGTCGACTTTCGTCTCGGATGTCATTGGATCATAAATAAAGGAGACCCGAGAGATGTCGCTTTCGATCGTAATCCTACGCTTCGACAACAGCTCCTCGACCGCAGCCGTATCGCGGTTTGCGATTATATCCCGAGCTCTCTTCTTTGCCGCCGGAGAGACTGCTTTAGATGCCACTTTAGAATTCAGCACAGTCGTCGACCCAGGTTTCAGGTCGACGACTTGCTGAGTATAAGTAGTGTCTATAGTCTCTTTTGTTGTCGCCTGCCTGTATTGCGAATGCGAAAACCATCCGGCGAAAAAGAAGAAAACGATAATAATGAGAAACTCACTCAGGGTTGCCCTCATTGATATACCGCTCCTTGTTTAATCTCCCCATCTATCTCTGTCAATTTTTTCTCGACAGTCGTATCTCTATATGTGACCTTTGAACTGTCGATGCTCCTAATCTTACTGTTCGTTACAGCTTTGTCGCGGAGCTCGTTCGTTCCAACACTGTTTGGATCTGGTTTATTTACCATGCGGTCTCCATTTATACGTTCTTAAAAGCAAGCGTAAGAAACAGTGGCGTCCCCCCCGACCCGATGCCCGCGCTGAATCCGAAGATCGCTGTTCCATTTGAGAAAATTGATATTCCGGTAACTCCAGATGAAAAATTCGCATTTATTCTCGGGGACAATTTCGCCCCAGCAGCAAAAGCTATCGGCGCTGCGCTAAAATCAAAATTAGACACGTTTCCACCGTATGTGCATACAGACGCGCCGACGACCACGCAGTCATCAACAACCGGGACGCCTTCGTTAATAGTGCAGAGGACCCCACCGTGACACATAAATCCATTGTCTATATACATAGGCCGTGCGCTCGGATTGTATGGGTTAAACGTATCGAACGTTATGTAAAACTTAGCCCCATCCAATGCGCTAGAGAGAGCATCTGCAACCTTTAACTTGCCGGTGGTTGCATCCTTTACTATTGTCGTTCCATCGGCAATGTCCACCGATGTTTTTGATCCATCGATACCCCCATCCTTTACTTTAAGCTTTCCGGTTGACGCGTCCTTTGTAATTGTAGTATCGTCAGCCACGCTTGACTTTAGCTGAGCGGCATCAATAATGCTGCTTCTCAGTGTATTTGCCGGCAGACTAAATAATACGTTCATCTTTTCCGCAATCTTATACCACTGTCCGTTTACTGAATGCGAGTCGGCGGATTGCGATCCCGCGGCCGGCGTGTCTCCGCTAGCCCAGTTATCAATCCACGCAAAAAAAGATCCAATCATAATTCTCCCTTATATGTTTGCGCCGTAAGAATTCAAGTCGATGAGGCTTCCATCAAAATCGTATCCCTGACAGCCGTAGTTTGTTCCGTAGTTAGTTTGCATTGCCGGTATACCGCCGAGAATTTTTGTTCCCTTGAACTTAAACGCTATACCTGCGTGTCCCTGATTTTCTGGAAGCATCGACATGTCGATAGCCCCGGCGAAAATCACTGGATACGATAGCCTATATGCGTCCTTCTTTGGGACGAGGATTAAATTTCTAGACAACCCGACAAGCGCTCCATCGCCGATCTTTGAAAACTCAAACACCTTCGCCATCTCCAAGAGTATGTCTCCATCAAAGTATCCCTCGTAATTAAGGACGGCGCTGTATTGCCACCCCTTCTCTTTTGCGTTGATGCCGCTTTGAACCTCGTGCTCCACCGCGATCGGATCAAAGCTTTCGATGAGAGACTCGCAGAAAGGAAGATCTACCGACAGAAGCGGATTGCTTAGCGTTGTATTCACATCAATGAGAATGAGCCTCGGATTTCCGGTTCCATTAATTGTTGACATTATATTGTCTCCAGTATTACTTCAGATGTTCCTTCTTCGTGATTTATTACCCCACTTAGAACCCTAAGCTCGGTTCCATTTATTACTGCGACTTTATCCTGGAACAACTCGGTCGTCACAAGTGTCGCGCTGAATCTATTCTTAGGTTCAGATAAAGCATCCGCCAAGAGCACTGTAAGGTCGGACTTCCATAAATGCCTGCTCAAGCCAATTCGCCTACTGTATTCTGAGTCGCCCATACCGCGGAGCGCTCCGGAAAGCAGGTCGTGCATCGTGTCCTGCCAACGCTTGCGCTGTTGACCCCACCCGGCATCCGACGGCCACGTCCCAGGGTTATGAATAAATCGAACAAACGAGTCGTTGAGGGCCAACTGCGGACACGCATCTATTACCACGGACTCCGGTCTAGCTCTATACTCGGACTCCGTTTGAAATACGTCGGTCCCAAGATCATCCATTGGCTGATAAATCGGGACAACCTCTGGATCACGATACGTAGTCCTCAGTGACTGCGGGAATCCGCTGCCGCTTATCTCTTTAGCCTGATCTTCGGAGTATGACGCCGCCGTATTGATTGCTAATCCCGGTGCACGAAGAAAGTTGGCCGCCTGTATCCCCTTAAAACTTAAAACTTTGACTTGGTCTGGCTGAATTACGACTCGCTTGAGCGATGATAAGTCAGGATTCACTCTGGGCATAAAAGCGAGAACGTTACGATCAACACAAAACATATCAATCGCGAATAATCTGCAAATAAACTCGTAAAGCTCTGTCACGGAGAGCGATCCCTCAAACACGCTGCCAAGCACGTCTACGATCTTGCCGTCAACAGTAGCCTTTCCTACGATTTGCGAGTGATCCTCCTCTCTGACATACCCCGGCGCAACCCCTGGTCGATTGTGGTAGAAAAGATACTTTCGCTGATCGTCGTAAATATTCATGCTACCAAAGAAGGTTGGCTCTACTTTTATTGACTTATACTCTTCGCTAAAAAAGAACTTAAAACCTTCCTGTGCATTGACCGGGACAGCGACGACTATAAATATTTCGTCGTGACCACCATCTACCGGCAAGACCAGCGGGCTCCAGAAGATCAACTCTTTACCATCTCTGTCCGAGTAAAGCTCTACAGAGTCGTATTTGTCATCAACCCTAACCTTATACAGTGACGACGTATTGCTTAAATCGTATACCTTCGATAAGAATCGAATGGCGTCAGCCAATCCGATTGGAGGGTATCCGTCAAACGTATCCCATTCGAATCTCATATACCTAGACTTCACGGGAACCCTTATTGCCGTATTCTTGAATTTGCGGCTAAAGTAGTAGAGATAATCGTAGGCCGTGAATGTAATAATCTCTTCAGCGTTTGGGTCGCCGGCGGAGATCATAGATCTTTGAATGTCCCGCGTATCAACTGAACCGTAAAACATATACGAGTCTTCAGACGACGATACTATCACTTCAACAAGCCTACCAGTGCTTGTCCTCTGAAGATCAAGTGAGTCCGGCAGACCCAGATCGGCGGCTATTCTCCCGCCTATATCGGACAGCTTAATGTCGATGGACTGCTTTGAAATAAACACGTTTGGGTCGTCACTCCCAAACGCGTGATTTGAAACGCCACCGTGGCGAAAGAGCAGGTCTGAATAATCTTTACCATCGATTGTTATGCTTATCATTTACAACCCCTTTCGAGTGGCCTTGTTTCGCGAATACGCTGGCTCAGTTTTCCTGAAAAATGTCTGCCCCTCCATCGCGCTCTGTATAATTATAGGCTGATACACTGCCTGCGCTGGGCCATAACTATTGTTTGCGCTCGACGGCGTAGAGGATCCGGACGGCGATCCCGGGTTGACTGCGGTCTTGGTTAGATTTCCAACGACGCTAGCTGCGCCGCCGGCTGCAGCTCCTCCGACCGGTATTCCAAACAAAGCCGCGATAGCCTGCATTGCGAGCATCTGAATAATCATAGCCGCTATATCTGCAATCAGGTCCGTAAAGATTTTCGACATCACTTGACCAAAGTTCTTGCCGCTGGTCATCATTGTCTTGAATGCGGATCCGAAGCCTGTCGTCAAACTTTGAATTGCCGCGTCGGCAGCTTTATACTTCAGCACTTCACTGTCAGCATTTTCGGATATAGAGTCCGTAAACCTTTCCTTGACCGACCTTTTCTGATCCTGATTCGGCGCAGCAGCCTTTGCCGTAGTCTGACTTCCGAGCAACTGTCTCACGGTTTTCTGTTTGTCCTTCGATAGGCCGTCGACATTCTTCTTAAATTTATCGTATCCGTTTCTAGTGTAATTACCACTGTCGGCCGACTTGAAAAAGTTTACAACCTCAACGCTTTCCGATACCTCTTTTGCATACCTCTGGATTGCTGTGATGAGACTCCTTCTTGTGCCGTTTATCTCCGCAACCATTTCTTTCCCGGGGCCGGTGATGAATTGACTGAGCGCCTGTCTTCCACTCTTTTTAGCTTGAGCTTTCATTGCCTCATATTGAGTGATCGAAGCATTTAGGGCCTCCTGTCCAAGCCTCACATCCTCAAGGATCTCTTTTGCCCTGGGATCACCGTCGTGATTGACTGACTTCGGGATAAGGCTGTCTTCCGGATTCATTCCAAGCAAGGAGCCCTCTTGACCGAGCAGTGGACCCATATCTTTGTATGCCTCCCTGTTTTTCGGGAGACCAGTCTTAGCGTCTCTGTCGTCAAGCTTCACCATTGCGGCCCTGACGTCGGAGATAAGAACGTCTCGTCTACCGACGAGAGAATTAATTTTAGACCGACGATCTTCGAAGTATTTATTCATCAGACTATTTACTTCGTCAACCTTTAACCCCTTGCTCTTCAGTTTGAGTTTATACACTTGCGCGTCATGCTCAAATTTCGTCATGTCGTTCTGCAGCATGTCTATTCTAAGCTCAAGCTCCGTCTTCGGATTATGCGAAGAGCTGTCCGGCTGACTCCCATCAGCATTCACGGAAAGATCCAGGCTATTCATTAATTGCTTTGCCTCGATCGCGGATTTATACGCCGATTTTGCGCTTGCTATCCTGCTGCGCTTCTCCTCAAGGGCATCGATTCCGCCCTGCGCCGACGAGTCCTGCGAATCCCAATCCTTGTTCCGTTCTCTTGTGGTTTTTTCGCTTATCTGTCGTTTCACTACTGACTCAGCCTTATCGAGGTGTCTATACATCGCCTCGTCAGTTAAATTCTCAGCGCTACCATTAGACCCGAAGCCTATAATCTTATCTTTCACGAGACTTCCAACCTGACTTCGTCCAGACATAAGCGCATCGCCGTATGCTACGTCGAGATGCTTTTTGTCGACCTGCCCCCTCAAGCTCAGTGTATCCCTTAGTCGCGTATTGAGCGCCTCAGTCGAAGCTGCTGCGTTATCCGTATTTCCGGAAAGAGTCGTCATCAGCAACGCGAGTCCGCCAATTACGGCCGCCAGCCCCATCCCTAGTCCGCCGGAGCTAAGCCCGATAGTCATTGCTAGTCCGCCAAGCATATTAATCAAATTGCCGAGCACTAAAATCAACGGTCCAGCTACCGCCGTCACGAACATAAGATTGAAAGCGAAGTCTTTAATCGGTCCCGGCAGTGCCTCGATGAATCCAACAACCTTCTCGAACACGCCCATAATTTTTAACAGTATCGGAAAGAAGTGCTGCCCCATCGTTATCGACAACGCTTGAAATTTGTTTTTTATCATCTCAAGCTGCGACGATACGGCCTTCAACACGATTTCATAGCGATCATTCAACGACTGCCCGGTTCGCATTTCCTCGGCGGTTCGCTTCATTTCCTCTATGAACGGCTTGATGCCCTCCGTTCGCAGCTTCTGGATAACGTTTGTAGCTCGATACCCGCGAATCCCAAGCTCCGCAATAGCTTCCGTGGCATCACTCATATCCATCGACTTAATTGCATTCAGCCATACAAGTAGAGCCTGCGTGGCATCCTCTCCAACCATCTTTTTGAATTTCCCGACAGTCACTCCCATTTCCTGCGAGAACTTATTGGGACTCAGCGCCATCTTCGTAAACAAATTCGTAATCGCTGTCCCCGCGACATTTGCAGAGATACCCATATCAATCAAAGTTCCGGCCAGTGCGTTTACTTTGTCGAATGATATTCCAAGATTTTTTGCTGCTCCGCCGATCGCTTGATTGAATGCGATAATTTCTTCCGCCGTTCCCACCGAGTCCTTCGATACGCGGGCTACAACGGCTCCGAATTTTTCGATGTTCTCAATCGGAAATCCATACGACCTTGCGATCTGAATAAGTTTCTTTGCGGTGTCTTTTGCATCCAACCCCTCAAACACTGTAACGAGCTTCGTGACCGAAGTCGAGAATTTTGTGAGATTCTCTACACCCGAGATGCCGGCCTGTCCGGCAACCGCCGCAATTTCTGCCAGCCCTTGAGCCGCATTCTTCGTCGGAAGGTTTCTCGAAACATCTTTCAGTGTATCGCTAAGCTTGTGAAATTCTTGTTCAGTCAAACCAGCGGTTCCTTGAACGTCCCTCATCGATCGATCGAAGTCGACAGCGCCTTTGATAGATAGACCGGTCAACAGTCCGAACGCAAGCGACCACTGCAGAGTCATATCCTTCGCGATCTTCTGCATCTGTATTCCGAACTTCTGAAATTCTGCCGCAGAAGCTCGAAACGCATTCATCGGCGATATCGCCCCGCCGTATTTTGAAGTTATCGCCGTCATCGATGCCTGTAGTGCCGCCTGTTCTTTCCTTAGGACTTCGACTTTTACTCTCGCTTCGTCAAGCTGTTGCGTCAACGCCAGCGGTGCGGTTGCTTTCGCACTCTGTATCGTCGCTATTTCCGCTTTGATTGTTTCAACCTTTTTGAGGGCGCTGCCAAGCTGGACTTCCTTCATCGATATTTCAAGCCCGGCCCTAGACGCCGCCGAGGCCATCAATGCGCTCATCTCTTTGAGGCGAGCGTTTCCTTTTTCAATTCTTGCTGCGTAGAGGTTCTCGTCGATAGGGTTTTTGTCTTTTCTTGCCGCAGCCCTCTGCTCTTCCCATTTTTTCAACTGAGCCTGCAAGACGCCAAGACTGCCCTGGTCAACCTTCAACTTCAGGTTCATCAGATTCTTCATCTCGACGAGCTGCTTTGTAAACTTCGCAGCAGCAGCCTCGGCTGACGATAGTCTGACCGGAAGCTGTCCAAGACCTCTGTCGATCGACGACTGGCTTTTAAGCATAGCCTCATCGATACGCGCCTGAAAATTCTTCACCGCCCTGCTGCCGGTATCAATCTGAGTGCCGACGCGCGACAGTCTGTCTTCGAGCGTCTTGAGCTGCTGAGAGTCGATGCGAGAGATCCTATTATTAAAGGAGTCTATCTGAGACTCAGCGTCCTTCATCGCACCCTTCCACCGGCCACGATCTACAATCGCCAACTCGAAAAGGATTTTTCCGGCATTAATTCCGCTACCTGCTATTCCCATCTTAGTCTTTATATTATACGTGCGTGGATAAAATTTTTTATTTGTCGTTCAAGTTTGTTGTGGATAGTCCGGAAGATAACTCCGCCTCTATTTCAAACATTATTTCTTGAACGTATTTGTCTGCATTGATCTCGATCTCATTTATTACGTGCGACAGAACGGCCTTGTTCTTCGCTTCGACCGCCTGAGCGTATCTCATTAGAGCTGCTACAACAATACTGTATTCGAATCCGAGCGATGTCTTTTTTTCGGCAACGTTCGGATTGTCGAATGTTGAGGGAGGCGTGTATTGCTTCCTCTTCTGCTCTTGCCCATTGGCCCCGGTAACTGTTATTTCCGTGGACTGATAATCAGTCTCCGGAGTGTCTCCGGCGTGATCCGGGTTTGCCGTAATCATCCTCCGGAGATTCCCGGTCCTGTTCTCGTAACTCCCCTCGGCCCTAGCCCTATCGACGATATGCTGCCCGATCTTCGCGATTGCTCGCTTCGAGGCATTCTCGATGCGCTGCAAGATCTCGTCTGCGTGAGAAACGAATGTAATCTTCGACACTGGCGATGTATGCGGCAGATTTATCACCTTAATTACAGCCACTTAGACCTCCCTGCGAATTTCGAACTTTCGTCCGTGTAGCGGGCTATTAGGGTCGATCACTTTTCTTAGCCTAAGAACGAGCTTCAAACTCGTCACATCTTCGTCGGTGAATTTGATTTCTGCAACGCCTACGATCTGCGCTCTCGGCATCACGATAAATATCTTCTTCTCCGGGTTAGCTTCCTGCGGAACCTCGTAGACGAAAGCGTGAGACTTAGGCAGTCCGGAGATGTATCCCTGGATGTAGGTATACGGGTTTGCCGCCCCCACACTGGGGAACTCACCGGAATTATCTCCTATGGCAAGCGCTATATTCCGAAGAGACAACTCAGACAATACAGTTTCGAATGTAATATCTTGCTTCATAAAGATCTGAGCCTTTGGTTCGTCCAGATCGTTTTCGCCGAACACGTCTTTGAGCTGCTTTTCCCCGACGATAAGCGTTGCACCCGCCGACTTGTCTGTAGCACCAAGATATGCGAAGGTGCTTTTCCTCAGCGTTCCACCGGACGAATACGGTGTGAATCCCCTAGAGTCGACATTGAGAGTTACTGCCGACGTAGTTCTGCCGACAACTGTATACTCATTGTTGTTCAACTGGGTCATGCCAATAGTATTCTCCGGTATAACCACGTCACCGATGGAAAGCGTGTTCCCTGGGCATGAGACTACGCATTGCAGAGCCGCCGTGGCTCCGGTCATGTTTACCTTAACTCCACCGGCATCCTGCAGGTCAACCCTCAAGTTGCCGCCGCCGATATGTATGTCGGCTAAATTCAATACGAAATCATTCATTTTTAATTCCCATATAGATTTGTTTTTGCGACTGTATCCTCTCGGAGTATGACTGAGTCTCGCTTGGAATGTGAGGCTTGATCGTCTTCCACGAGTATCCGTATTTTTTAAGCGCCTTCAATATTCGCCCCTGACCAGCATTATAGCTTGCATCCGCTAGCCTCTCTCGATCTATTGCCGCTACGTTCGTCCCGTCCGGCCGGGCCGACTCAAGCAGTGTCCAAATATCTTTAATGTAATGGACCATCGCATTTATCGACCACTCCGGATCAAATCTGTCTGCTGGAGATCTTGCCCCATAGTCCATGGCCGTCTCAGACATAAACTGAGCAATCCCCGCGGCTCCGACTGGGCTCACAGCCTTAACGTTAAACCTACTTTCAACGTAGATTCTAGCTTTGTGCCATCGCCAGTCGGATTCCATCCCGAAATATCTTTCAGAGGCGCTTCTAATCAGCCTGTCGTATCGGTCATTGCTAAACAACCCATCCGAGGATGATGCAAACACCAACGAAAACAAGACCAGCCGCCATATTGCGCTCTTTGATTTCATGTTGAAAATTTATCTTTCTGAATGATAATTCCATGACTTGAAACGCCATCAATAATTTTATTGCAGGCTTAAATACGAACAGCGATAAATACTGCCCGAAGGTATTTTCGCCGGCGAGAATAATCCCGCCGACGCCAAGCAGCATGAAAATCAAGTATATGCTGTAATCTCCAAATCTCGAAAGTCTCGCTGCTATTTTATGGACTAACTTCACGTTTTTCTTCCTCGTTTCTTTGTCGCCGAAAAGTCTTCGAACGGAGCCAAGTGCTGCGCCACAATCTTCTCGAACGTTGCTAGTGGTTTTAAGCGCTCATTTATGAGCTCCATCTTCGCGTCATGCACATCCTTTCGAACATACTTGTCGTCGAGTCTAGACACCTTTGCGTCAATGTTGGAATAGCTTGTGGTTATCATCGACATCTGAGTAGTGATGGAGTTCTGAAACGCATCCATCGACGCTTTGATCGACGCAACATCTTCGTTTAAGCTCTTCTTTAGCGCATTGATATCAGGAATCGCGCTATCAAAAGACCTTACGTATCTTGATAGCCTCGTGTAGATGGCAAACATTCCTATTACGACCGCGACTATCTCTAGAATATTTGACACGCTAATTACATAACTGATTTGCATCGAATAATATTCCAATCAATGTTGTTGGTAAATTAATCGACAGTGTATTCGACTGTCGGGGGTGTAAATGCTGCCGTCCATCGAGCGATATTAGAGACGCGAACCTCGTCCAGTATACCAGGAAGATTGTCCTCTATACCGCCAGCTATTCGCGAACTGCCAATAATAACCGGGCTAGCATAGTTATCCAGGATGCCCGCATTGCTCGTGGTCGCAGCCTGAACGCCGTTTACAAAAATATACCACGATGATCCGTTGCGGACTACCGCTACGTGCGTCACAGTATTTGCTACCACCGCTCCGGCTGCCGTGGCCAGGAATGTGTCCGAATAAACGCCGCCAACTTTTGCGCGGAGCCAAACAGCACCTGTCGCCCTAATTTCAATGATCCATCCAACGCCCGTGCCGCTTTCGCGCTTTGAAATTACCCCGCCATCATTAGCAAGCGTTGAGCTTACTCGGAAGTCTATCGTAAAGTCTCCGCTGCCGAAATTGAAATCCGCACTGTCGGGTATACTAAGATAATTACTCGACGACGTCAAGAAGCTACCACAAGCGCCCCCCAAATTAGGCGTGGCGTTGGAGATTATCGCGCCATAATTAGTGACCACCTTGCCGGTCTCATCCATAAACGATCCGGATCCATCCGCCCCATTCATATGCAGCAATAATTTCGTTGTGACAGCCGGAGGGGCAGTTGATCCAGCCATCATTTCGAATTGATCTAGCCTTACAATCGACAGCTTCCATGTCGACGAGATATACGCCGCAGTGTCGCCACCCTGATAAAACATATACCATTGACCGTTTAAGTTAAAGGTAAACTGCGTAGCTACGTGGTATTCATCAAACGTCCCTGCTATTCCGGATTTTGTGAATACCGGATTCCCTGCGAATTTTGTGAACACCCCCGTCGGCGTTTCACTATAAGCTATATTGATAGACCAGTCCGCCCCATTATATCCATCGTAAATCAGCAGATATAAGTCGCCATACTTCAGGATTTGGTGATGCTCAATATAGGTCAGATCATATGCAGCACCAGCCGTGAGGACTTGTCCAACATCCGTCCACGTAACACCGTCGACTGAGGTTGCAACAATTTTACCTGGCAACGTCGCGCTTGCAGTCCGATAGGAATAATACATATACCAATTCGCACCTTCCTTCAACACTGCCGGATCTTCGACGTTCGTATAGGTTCCATGAGCATCAACAATAGGCGATGATCCGCCGTTATACCGCGTCCATGTCGTTCCACCATCGATAGATGTCGCCAAGCCAATCTTGTATGCGCCGACACTATTATTCAATCCAACGTAATACATATAATAGGTAGTGCCATCTTTAACGATATTGCCGAGACGAACAAAATCTTTATCCCATGCAGTCCCGCCGGCCGGCGCAAGCATAATCTCCTCTGCCCCATAGGAGGACGGATCGCCAAGATTGCCGCGAATAATCCTCCGACAAACATGCCCATTCCCGGTCGTCTCAAATTTCGAGTAATACACATAAAGCTTTGGACCTATCTTTAACATCAACGGGTCCCCGAGGTTATTAAATGGTGCGGCCACAGACGCAACTGGAACCTGTGTCGAGGATCTCTTCGCCAGAAATAGCGATAGAAAGTCCTGCATCTGATCGGACGGTGCGACGAATGAATCTATTTGCCCCTGGAGAGCTACGTCTGCAGCCGACCTCGCACTAGCTTCAGCCGAGACGGCCGCAGCCCTCGTCGACGCCTCCGCCGAGACAGCCGCAGCAACGCTACTATCTGTTGAGAATACGTTTGAAATCGACGGTGAATTTGCCCAATTAATTGCATCAAGCTCGTCGGGAGTTAGCACCGATCCGCCTCCGCCTGAGCCAACAAGAGCCCAGTCCGTCCCATTGCTTATATATAGATAGCTCGTCGCCGTTACGAAAAACATGCAGCCGGACGGATATGTCACAGCGCTGAATGCCGGCAGAGAACTGCCGCGTTGAATTTGGAATTTTGCCATAATGCCTTCTTAATTTATTTGTCTGAGGTCGATATCTATCGCAATCTCGTTCACATCTATATCAAACGATGCGTTGTCGGCATCGTAATCCCCACTCATAAGCAGTTTTACGATATCGTCTTTTGCGTAGCGCTGATTAAGATCTATGTCTGCGGTTAGTAGCTGCGAGTCAATGTCGATCGAGGCGTTATTCGCATCATACGATCCATCCAGTATAAGCTTGCACACATCGAATATTGCCGCGAGCGTTACGATGGACCCCTTGTATTCGAAACCGTTACCCGCTCCATTTACTCCAAGTATTTGATTTGGTCCGCCAACCGGAAGCTCTGATATAACTCCCCCCGCCACCTGAACCAACCCATTGAGATTCATCAGCTTTAACGTCGACCCGTCTTTCAGAACTACGTCTACGGCCTTCGATCCATCAAGCGCATTTATTATCCCAAGGAGATCTGCCGCTCTAATTGGATTTCCGGCGGCAATATTTGATTTGTCGATTGTGCTCATATTATGCTAGAAAGAAATCCTTATTGTTTAGTAATTCTGTGGCGCTAATCTGTTTTCTGTCGCCCTTCGATCCGCCGTTATTGGAAGAAATTATCTCTGCGTATTCCTCTAGCTCTCCGACGGAGTAGGCCCAGATAACGTCTTTGGGTGATTTTCCCCAACGGTGGCCGAAGAACTCTGCAATGAGTTTAACGCTGCGGTCAAACTCTCGTGCAGTCCTTCTGTTAAGCTTCCGATTTGACTTTGCAGCGCCAGCCCGACTTTTATCACCGTAGACACTATCGGATCCCTCGTGTCCCTGTTCAATTCGAAAAAATCGGCGAGCACCTCATACTCGAACCCTTCGTTTACTGAGAACAGAATATCTTTGCCGCGCTGTTCAAAATCCACGACGTCTGCAAGTTCCGAGGCCTTCTCACCATCGTGGAGGATGATGATTCCGACGAGTCGGTGCATTTCCGCGCTTGAAAGCGTCTTAATGATCGAATCCAGAGTGTCGGTGATGTTAATGCCGCTAGCTCCGCCTTCGAATATCGCTTTGAATCCAAGAGGATTCTTTCCAATGATGTCGGCGAGAACGTTCACTACCGCCATCTTTTGTCCAGCGACCATTCGCTGTTGGTAAAAATTTTTGTCTTCGAATTTGTATTTTTTAATGCTGAGGATTGGTGTGGTTTCCGACATGATTCTTTTCCCTGAGTTAAAGAATAAAAAAGCAATAGTGCGGTTGCCCGCACTATCGATAGAGATTTGATTGATACTTATTAGGCGATCGCGCCCTGTTTGATTGCGTATCGATATCCAACCAAGGATTGAGCCCCAAGCAACTGAGCCACTTTCACTTCGAATCCTTTGATTGTTACCTGAACGCCGGTTTCCTTTTCGTCTGCAAAGGGAACCTCAACAGCTTCGATGACCTGTCCGCGAGGAATGTAGATCTGCAAGCTTTTTGCTGCATCGTCTTCATTCTTCACGGTATACCGCCAGCACTGTTTCTCTGCTTCCTGGGCCTTGCCGCCGAGAAACACACCGCCGACAACGTCCGCGGCCTTTGAACCGGTAGCCAGCCGGAAATTCTCAAGCGTCACCTGCAGCAAGGTCGCTTTGAACGTAACTTCGCGATCGACTGCCCGACGTTTGACGGGATCAGCCATCCCTGTCACTTTTACATCCTTATATGTCGGCTGCTTATCTGAAAGCACTCCGCCGGCATCTTTCGCCGTGTAGCCGACGCCGGTAAAGACGTATGCTGTGACATCGCCAGCAACCTGAGATTCGCAGAACTCAAGCTCGCCACCAGCCATTACAATATCGTCTTCCGGTTTGGTCCCCACTCCAAAATCTTCTGAAGCCATGTAGAACTCCTTCGTTTATGATCGTTTTTTCAATTTGACTCGATATTTCCACATCTTGAAAAAGTCTCGCGACTCTTCGTCCCAGAGTCCGTATGAGACGCTTTGTCCGGAGGCCCTCAATGTCCCACTGACCTCCGTAGACTGGAAATGATTATCTTTCAGAATTACATCGACAGCATCGTAGATCCTCTGCAACTCACTGCCATCGCCATCCGCATAATTACTTCTTGCCACGACGGTGAGTATTGCGTCCGATAGAACGCCCACCTTAACACTCTCGATTTCTGTTGGAATAAATAATGTAATACATGGGTTTGCAGCCCGGATAGGCTTTTGTGTCGTGGGATATATTCCACTCACAATAGCTTTCAGCGGCGCATTCCCATTGAGGGCTTGATAGATCAGGGATGAGATCTTATATCCTAGCTGCATTACCTCACCACCCTTTCCACGAGAATATGTTTGTGATTATATTGATCGTTGACACCAACGACATCGTAAAAGACACCGGACTCAGCATTATCTTTTATCTCAAAGAGGACATCGTCTTCCGCTATGTCCAAATTGTTTTCAAACATGAATACTGAATACTTCTTCTTAACCACTTCTTTCGACTGTGTTGAGAAGTCGGTTTGCCCGGTGCTCGTAAGTCTGTCTTCTGGTATCAGATCAAGATGTCTGCGCCATAATTCCGTGGACACAGATTCGTCGATCAATCCGGTTGAACTGTCTTGGGATCTAGTCTTGCGCCTGCATGAGAGATTGAGGAGCATTAATACCCTCCTTCTCGCTGCAGTTCTCCGAGCGGACTATTGAGAATTGATTTTGCAATCATTCTGATTGTCGCAGGAAGTTTCGTTTGATAAGTTTCCTTCGCGCTGCCATACCCGGATTGAGAAAGCGAATTTGGGTTTGCAACATACCAGTCGATTGTCGTTCTGACAGCTAGATCGAAGATCGACGTGAAATTTGCTGCACCATAATTCAGCCCTAGACCTCTTACTAGCCCTTCGCAAATAGAGAGGGTGGACTGAATCTGGTCGTCGGAGAGAGCTTTCACTCTCCCCGAGATGCAATACTTTTTTACATCATCGACCGTCATTCAGATTCTCCTTAGTAGCAGGTGATTTGTCCGACATTGCCTGCGCCGGGGAACGTCGGGAACATTGTCGCAACTGCGTATGTCCACACGTTCACGGGATCGCGGGTTTCAAACACTTCAGCCCAAACGCCGGGAGCTGCTTCGTAGCCAGCGCCAACGATTGCTTCGGACGTCGGTCCGACGAGAGTGTCTCCAAGTGCCGTCCGATTAAACATTACGAACTTCTCTTCCGGGAAGAATCGTTGTTCGGTCAGAGCGTGCGTGCTCGGGTTGATGATCCGCGACGTTTCGTCGTATGCGTAGATCGTGGGCAAACCCATTGACGTCAGCCAGAGATTCAAACCGGTGAGGGAAAGAATGCGACTGGAGGTTGCGTCTCCGAGGATTTGCAGTTTGATCTTTTGGTTCTGAAGCAGATATCCGACAACCTTCGTCGAAGTGATCGCTTCGTTCGGTGTTACTCCGCCGTCCATTTTGATCTGGGCCTGAAGGTCGAGCATATCCTGGACAGGATTGGAGTTCACTGTGTCGCTCCATTTATTCACGCCAGCCAGCACAACTTTATGATTCGCCGGCACACCCCAATCAACCGTCAACTTCATCCCTTCGGATGTGAACACCACCGAGCCGTTGGCCAGTGACTTCATTATGATGTCGTTGGCTCGTGCGTAGATACCGTCGACGCGATCTTTCACATCGTCGAACAGTTTGTTGATTGCGAGCTGTCGCTCAGAAGTTCCGCGAGGACTGAAAATCTTAATCAGCTCTTTCTCTTTGATGCGCGATTTCTGTTTGATCGGGGGAAGTTCACCCTGAACAGTCGTCACGGATTCACGCGGTGCGGTCGGAGCTTCTGATTCCCACGCAACGACTTCGGCCATCTTAACCGAAGAAATTCCACCAGCGCCTTTGATGTATTCGTAAGTGATTTCGTCGGTCGTTTGAACTTTGAAAAGATTCAAACCAAGCCAGATGTTCGGCGTGAGACGACGTGCGTAGTCCAACACCTGTTTATTGTCAACAAATTCAAGAATGCTGTGCATTATTGATGTCCTTGTATTGAGTTAATAATGTAGCATATATGCTATATGCCAGTTGTGAAAATTTTTTCCTATTATGGGAGGAAGTAAATCAGTTTCAATGCTGTCTTTGCAGCAGCATCCAAGCCCGTCAACATCTGCTCTCGGACAAATCCGTGGATCAGAACCGAAGCTCCGTCATCACCATCTGTGACGATTGTGTCGTCGATCAAAATCCCGAGTGCAACTTCGCGGCCATCAACGGCTGCGGCGTCATACGGTCCGATTTTTTTTGTCGCGGCGATTTGTCCAACCACAAGCCCGGCAACCGCCGTCTTTACTCCGTCAGCATCTGCGACGATGAGCGATGAGTCGATTGTTCGACCTTCCGGCAACACTTTGAAATGGTCATTCGCGAGAATGTTTTTGCTTGTGCCGTATACTGTCTCTTTGGGGGTAAGTCCCATTGTTACTTCTCCTGGTTTATCGTTTATGGTTTATTTTGCCGGGAAACCGGTAGGAAGCGCTGATGCCCTTTTAGTTTCAGCGCGAGCCACCTGCTCGTCGACAAACGTTTTTGCTTCTGCGGAACCTTGCTTCGGAGGACGATGTCCGGTCCCACCAAAAGACGGCTCGGGTTCAACTGACCCAAACAGCTCCGGGTTTGCATCTTTGAAAACTTTGAATGCTTCTGCGACGCCGACGGGTTCACCGCTTTCGTCGAAAGCGATCTTTGATCCGTCGAAAAGAGACGTGTAAGACTCCTTTTTGATCCCATTCTTTGAAGCTTCGAGTTTGACACCCATTTCAAGTCGCGCCTTTTTGAATGCTGCGTCTCGCGTTTTGTCTTTCTCGGAGAACTCCAGACGAATAGCATCCAAGTCTGCGCGGCTAGCGACATTTTGCTCGTCAGCTTTGCGCCGTGCTTCGTCCGCGGCCTTCTTCGCGTCGTCGACAGCCTTCTGTGCCGCGGCGTCCTTGGCTTGCTGCGCCTCGATAATTGCGTTCATTTTTTTGAGGAGCTCGTCGTTATCCTTTTCAAGCTCTTCTAATGTTTTTGCCATACCTGATTGCTACCTTTCGATTGTTGTTTTTGATACTTACTTCTGCGCTGGCTTTGCCGCCGGTGCTTGAGCCGGATCTGTAGCCGCATCCTTTAGATCGTTATTAACAATCAATCCAGACCGCTTAATGTTTGCCGCTACGTCCGGGTTCGCCATCTGATCCTTCACCATCGAAAGATTGGTTATCAGTTTCGTTTGATCGACCGGGAGAATATTCCCGAACTGTATTTTTCCAATCTTCGATTTGTCAACCTCCTGGCTGCGACCTTTCCTGAACAGCTTTTTGTTCTCCGGACTCCCCTTCACCATTTCGAATCCCGCCACATACTTCAATAGCTTATTGTATTTAGGGATCCTCGTGAGACGCTTCACTTTGATGAACCGCTCAAGTATAGATCCCTTCATTTCAACGATGTCAGTCGTTCTATCTGCGGATGAAGTCTGCCCTTTGCCGCTTCCGAGCTGCCCAAGATTTGAATTCTTGTAAGCCTTCTCAAGAAGACTGTTTTCATACTCCATCAGAGACTTATTCAGCGCCGAATTGTCAACGATGCCAGCCTGACCGGGTATGATACTGTTTGCGCCAAGCTTCAAGATCTTCTTTCCATTCGCATCCACCGGCAGCATGTCGAACGTTTCCGCGTCCGCCCATAACTGATGGAGACCCATGAACCTTGCGTTCTTACTTTCGTCCGTATACGTGTTCGTGAGCTCGTCGATGATTCGAATGATGCCGGTTAGATCTGATTCTCCGAAGTCTGATCCCTCTCTGTAGATGTTTGGGATGTAGATAATAGGGAAGAACTGGACCCCGAGATCTCTTGCATTAATGTCCCGGCCATTTTCATCCTTGGCATACTCAACGAACTTAAGGTCGGCTGACGAAATGTCTTTTCCTGCTGATTTTTGGTAGTAACCAGCATCGACAAACACATTCTCTGATTTGGATCCGCCAGGTCGATCAGAACCTTTTCGATATTCTTCTTTGTAGATTTGGGTTTCGCCGTTTCTTTCTTCCTCCCAAGCAAAGACGTGTCGCTCATTTCTTTCTCCTAAATTGAATGGGAACCAGAAACCGGGATCGACTGTCGACACCCTTGTTCTGCCAAGCTTTTCTGAATACTCAAGCTTAAATACTTCGTCGCCGATGTTTGACGCCTTGTATTCGTTCGCAACGAGTTTCGCGAAGAACAGCTCGTCCTCGGCCCACTGTGAATAAAATTTTTCAACCTCTTCGTTTCCGATCGACACAATCTTGAGATCGTCTCCGATCAGAGAGTTAGATAACTGCGTGCAAATAAATTTTGCGTCGCCGTATTCCTTCTGATCGTCTTCCGGCGTGACTCTTACGATGTTCGACAGGTTGGCCTCGTAGGCCGAAAGTATCGTGTAAGCTTTTATCCGCCGCTGAAACTCTTCCGGGATCCAACTGAATGAGACTGCAATTCGATTAAACAAATTGGTAGTGTTCGGTTTAAGATTCAGGAAAGGATAGATGTCTATCGTCTGATTTGTTAAGTTTTGTTTTGGCATACAACCTTTCTTTGATTAATCTTGAGGCAGCCCTTCAACCTCATATCCAGTCATTCCGCCGGTCTTTAGAAATGTGTGAACTATATATCGGACAGTGTCGCACGTATGGTTTTCTTCGTCAACGGGAACCTCTGGTTTCTCGTAATAATACTGGAGATGCTCCCTCATTGTGTTGGGGCATTTCTCTCGAACGATGTAAAGCGAAGGTAGCCCGGTCATATCGTTCACATGCAGCGCCATAGCGACAGACTGAATCCCGTCGTTGATTTCCTTCTTGTCGGCCTTTACAGCATTGAGGCCGGCATTCCTGAACGCCCTAATGTTGCCGGGCTCGGCACTGTCACAATAAAAGATCTTGATCCCGTATTTATCTCTCAGCCTCTTTGCCCTACGCACCCACGTATCGTCGTCGCCATCCACAAGAACGCCGGACTCATACTCTTCATGTATCAAGTAAAAGACCGGAGTGCCTTTGCGGAACTTTATCCCGGCAACGATAATAACACCGGGATCCCCAAATCCCCAATCAACCCCGGCGACGACGATGTCGAATTTTGGAAGGACGAGATCTAGAGGAGCGTGGACCTGCTGATCCCACTCTTCGTAGACCTGTCCCTCGAATGTCTCTAATGAAGCTTCATACTCACGCTTAAAATACCTCGGCGGCAATGTTGCCTTTGCGACCGCAACCTCCTCGACAATATTCGGAAGCCGAGTGTTTTCGATTGTTAATCCAAAAATATTTGCGTGAGATGCTGAATATGTGTCCGACTCCGGATTTCCGAGTGCAACAATATCCATAAACCATTTGCGAGGCAGAGGCGTGGTCGCAAACAATCCCCAGCCCTGCTTATCAGTCAAAGTCGGCCTGATGTTGGCGGACCACGCTGTCTCCTTGAACCTCGCAAACTCTGTGCAGTAGACGCCGTTCAAACCGACGCCGACCAGTGACTCCGGTCTGTCTGCAGACTTGAACTCGATCAGTATCTTGCCGCCGAGCAGTATTAATTCCTTCTTGTTGTCGTCATAAGAAAAGTGCGACGGTGAAGCTTGAAAGTCAGGAGGGAAAATTGAGAAGATTTCTCTTTGCTGAATTTTTCCGATATTGAAGTCCGGAGCTATTGCCCAATAGTGAAGCAGAGGCTTTGCGAACTTGATAAATCGTTGCGTAGGAAGTTTGATATGGGCGATCTTTGGATAATCCTGTAGAAAGATTCGCTTGACAAACTTCCTGGCGCAACCAAAATCCTTTCCAAACCTACGACCCGCTACAACGTTGATAAATCTGGCATTGCATTGATCTATCCGAACCTGTCCAGGGTGCGGATAGTAGTCGCCGAATATTGGTATTTTCATTCCCCACTCTGATCCTCTTTCGGCTCATGCGTTACCGGGAGACCGGCGTTGCGATTTTTCTTGACGGCAGCCATCGACTTATCAGCCTTCTGCTCCAGGGGAGTGAGATCCTCTTTCGGAGAATTGTCGATGATCTGAATAACAACGTCACCCGAAACCAGCCCGTCAACCATCTGACCAAGAGACTCGATCGTCTTTCGCTGCTCGCCATGATCTTTGTTCTTAATTTTGAATTCCTTGTATTCCATTGATCCGTCCGCGTTTCTTGATACCGGATAAGATCCAACTGCAAAGGTTTTTTTCTCGTCGAGCTCATCAATGTTCTGCGACAACTTCATTGCCCGCTTACGCCGATCAGCGTAAACGATTCCGTATGAAGGATCGTCAACAACCTTCCAATGCTCTTCAACGAAGGACTGAAACATACCGGCGAGATGAACAAGAGTTTTTTTGTTCTTCGCCAAAGCGTTCGCAACAGCTTCGATACTTGGATTGCGATCCTCTCCAACTTCTGCCAAGACGGCAGCACTGTATTCTTTCAGGTGCATATAGTGGTTGATCGTTGTTCCAACGGTAGCCTGAACCCCGTATTCTTTTTTCATCATTCGGTGAGCATCGCTCGCCGTATAACCGTTCGCAAAACAAGCACCGACGAAGCGCCGATGCTTTTCATTTAATGCTCTTGAGCCTTTAGGATTTTTTGTTTGCACTTTGTTCACCAATTTCTTTTTTGAGTTGATCGATGTCGTAGCCCGGGACGTGTTTGCGAATAACCTTAACACATGCGCTCAAGAATCGCTTTGATTCCTCTGAGACTACGCGATCGTGATCTCCAACATCTGTGAAGATTCGGAGACCCCCTATATCTATAGGGTGAGAAATTTGATGTTTCTTGAAAATCTCTTCAATTTCATCGAAAGTGGTAGATTTACGGGTAGATTTAGACCGGAAATCCTTGAATGCCTGGTAGTTTTTGAAGATCCACGCTTCCCCGAACACCTTCCGGGCCCATGGTTCACAGAACTCATAAGCCATTTTCAGGTCGACTTTTTTTGTCGTCGAATACTTTGCAATAACATTATGCAGTGCAAGCTTCAGTTCATTCTTTTTTTCATTTGCTATGCTCATTCTTTTCTTTCGTGAGTTTCGATGTATTGCGTTGCAACTGCTAGCGCCGACCAACAGTCTTTCGATATCCCGTATGTTGGGCCTTGATTATTTTTCGTTCCAGGTTGTCCGTATTTGTCGATCAGCGCGGTCCGAACCGTGGAGTCATTGCCTCTTGGGTTGTTGCAGATATGCGTAACTATCTGCTTCCTTGTCACTCTGTGAGCTTTTAAGTCACAAGCATACGCCTCTCGTAGGAACATACCTATGTTTACGCACGTCTCGAATACTTCTTGACCGACAGACATTCCGTATGAAGCTATCATTTCGATTGCTACAACATCGATCGTGTGACGATGCTCAGACATCAATCTGAAGATCGTTTCCGTTGGAACGACGCCGAACGATGACGTCCTGGGACCAATCTTTGAGTCCATAAAAAAGTAGGCCGACAACTCCGGCCCCGGATCAATCGCAAACACTCTCATAAGAGCCACCGCAGAAATCTTTCGAGCCGCGAGACGCGGATCCTCGGAACAAACTCGAACCGCATACCGGCCTCAACGCACTTCGCGACATCCTCTTTGAATAATTTTTCGTAATATTCAAACTGAAGTATGTTTGCTTCACCGTTAATCCGAGAATCGAAAACCATGTCGGCCATACGGCCTATATTCAAAGAAGCTTTACGAAGTCTGTTCTGCACGACTATCCGCCGAAGCACATCTTTCGGAAGAGTAATTCTAACTTCACCATTTTTCATTGCGTTCCTTTTTAATTAATTCCTTGTTGTGCGCGTATCCGCAGATATCTACCGCATTGTCGCGTTTATCGACCTCCATCGATCTTGCGACCTTCTGTAAGATGTTCGCATCGCACACCTGTTCGGCAGTTATAGTAGTGTTAAATAATACAGCCCAGAGATCCGCTGTCCGCTGATGATTTGCTAGCGGCGTCCCATAGTGAGCGCCGCGGGCTCCGTGAACGATCCTTTGAGCTTCCTGAAGAATGTTTTCCTCGGGAACCTGGCCTTCCCGGGGAACCTGCTCGGATTCGTTTTCGGAACTGAGAGCTACTTCAAGTTTTCCCGGGACTATCGGGAATATATTGTTTTCACTCGACAACCGTCTTATCGCCTCCTTGTATTCCAGGATATCAGCCTTGACTCCGAGCCAAAACTCATCGATCTCACTCTTCGTTTCGCAGATATATGGGTAGTAAAAAATGAGTTTAGCTGAATCCTGCGCCGCCTTACGTTCGATGACGGATCCCTTACTTTTTTCCCAGGGCGGCAACATAACAATCGCATCGCAACGCTTTACCATCTCTACGTCGCCGTCGATGTATGTTTGATATGTGACTTCCGGAACGATCTTTTCAAAGCGCTCCGTGTTTTTGTGTGGGCAAATAGCGGCGAGACCATTTCTCCAGGCCTCTGCTGCAGCAATCGTTGCGTGGCGAATATTTTCATTAATAACGCTTTCCGAGTCCGAAGAATACGGTCCGGAGATATATACAACTGGCATTTTTTCCATAATTAAAAAACCAGGTCCTCTTGATTATTTGGTGTCGCCGCAGCATTATTTTCTACGGCGTGTTGGGTGTAGTCTACGTCATGGAATGAACCATATCTCAGATTGTAAAAAAGTTTAACGTCGCCAAATCTTCGCGACATACCGAAGCGTTGAACAATCTTTATGTCCATTACCTTTCCGTGATCCGTCTCGACGACGTCCTCATCGTCCTCCTTCGCGTCGATATAAATAAACTTATCGCAATCATTCTCGATCGCCTTACTTTCTCTCGACTTGTTCTCTTCATTCAACTGCGATAGCGCGATAATCGGAACGCCCATAGACTTCGCCGCCTTCTTTAGCGTCCGGGAGATTGTCGCGATCTGATTCTCGCGATTATTCTTGAGCGTGTCTCGCGGCGGATCCGTTATCTGAATGTAGTCGACAAGGAATAGCGATACTCCGTGCTGCCGCCTTAATCGCTTCATCTCCGTTACCATTCCGTCGACATCTGGAATAAGCTCATTGAAATAAATATTTAAGCTTTCCATCTTTTTCAGCGCCCTCCGCAACCTGTCCACCTGCTCACTGTCGAGAGACCCAGAAATGAGGTCCGTGTAATTTATGCGAGCCAGGATTAGCGCTCCACGCATCAACAACTCTTCGATCGACATCTCACGGCTAAACACGCCGATCGATATGGATCCAGATTTTGCGATATTAAGTATCGACTGAAGTGCCAGTGTCGTTTTGCCGCTCTTCCTCTTGCCGCCAATGATGATAAGATTGCCGTTGAGTATCGCCCCGATGATGGCGTCGATATCCCGAAAGCCAGTCTTCAGCCCGACGATTTTCCCAGACATGATGTCTTCCAACATTGATGCTGCGCGGCTGACCGCAGTTTTCATATCCACGGTCGTGTCTCCGTCAAGCCCGGACGTTATGCCCTCAAGTCCGAATTTAAGTTCGTCGACAACGTCAAATATGTCGTCGCCGGCGACGGCCTTGTCGACAGCAGCCTTCGCTGCGTATGTGACGCTCAGCCTCATTGCGTCTTCACGTATCGTCTTCGCATACAGGATCGAGTGAACACCGCTCGTCATTCCGATGGTCAACTCCGAAATTAAAACCGGGTCAACCTTGGATTTTAATTCTATGGCGACCGAAACGGTATCAACAGTCTTGTTGGCCTTAACCATCTCGGATATTTTTTTGTAAATAAGGATCATTGTTTTATCGCAGAGATATTCTCCGCCGGACGTCAATTTGTCGACCGCGTCGAAGTCCTCCGCCGAGTGAAGCAATGACCCCATCAATTTGCGCTCTGCGTCTATGTTCATAATCTTCCAAATTTGCCCCAGGACGAAAATGACGTATCATCCCTCGACCCGGGGCGTTTGCGCTCAACGTAGGCCCGATTCCGGTCTATAGCGTTGATCTTAGCATGTATGCTATACACTGTTTTACAAATTTTTTATATCTCGATATATTTTCTTGATGTCGGGCACGGCTCCCGGGGTCGATATTCCAGCTAAAATGCTTGTCGGAGTTCTCCCCCTCCGGCCAACCTTCTTGGAGTCGCTGTATTTCCCCTCCAAGATCTTCACGTAATTATTTGGATCGCAAAAGATCCAGTCGAACTCGATGCCCGAGCTGCCGTCCTTCAATCCAAGTAACCACTTCGATCGCATGATCTCTTTTGCTATCGAATTAAAGTTGAAGGACTCCCTGCTTACGACGGGCCTCATCTGCCGAAGACGAGTCGGGCCAATCTCGATGACGGGGCGGAGGTTTGAGTGGAACCGAGCATTGCATATTTCCACAAACCTATTCCACCTGCTTTTGTATTCCTCACCAACCGAGTCTTTCGGTCTTTCCACCAGATCAGTTTTTCGTCCCTTAATAACATTCTTTTCTTTCTTATCTTTCTTGTTAGTGTCGGAGCGCTGTCGGAGCGCTGTCGGTTGGCTGTCGAAATCGCTGTCGGGCTCATCGTCAGAACCTTGATATCGCTCCCAGTTGACAATAGTAATAAGAGATCCAAGGCTGTCGGACCGGATGTCGGCCATTTCTAAGGACTTTAACGTCTGAATTGCGTCCCAAAAAGTCGACGGAGCCATCTTACAATCACGGGCTCCAGCCGCCCTCCCAGTGAGAAATTGTCCAGGCAAAAGCGTCATCTCTTTCTTCTTCGAGAGGACCTTCCGCGATTTGTATGTAGCCCTCATTAAACAGTAAATCCAAACCGCAAAAAGGTTTGGATTTTCAAAGACAGGACTCTCCAGGATTTTCCTGTGAACCTTTACCCACCCATCCATCAATCGACCATACTTTCTAGCTCCTCGATTTGAGCTTCGACCTGAGTTTTTACGCCGTCAAGCAACTCTCCGACAGCCGTTACGGATGTCGTGACGGATGTTTGCATTGATGTTAATTTTTGCTTAATCGATTTGAAATTTGTAAACTGCGAATTTATCGTAGCCAACACCTGTGTAAATTTTCCTTTGTCAATTCCTTCGGCTGTTTCGGTTTTCACTGCCGTCACATAGAGGCGTGCGAATCGAAGAGCGAACTCCACAAAATCTGCGCTGACGAATAATTTATTTCCGTCATACAGGTTTAACATGCCAACTTGCTTCTGCAGTTGGTCCTGGCTTTTTGTCACAAGTATCGAAAAATCTACCTCGCGATTATTCATAGCCTCGTCGAGATATTTTTGCATCGGTTTCACACCGATCGCTTCGTCCTTTGCTTCGATGACGATCTTTTTCCCACCTGAAAACGAATACACGTAGTCACCCTTTTTAGAGGATGATGCGTTCACCTCTGTTCCTGTTCGTTCAACAATATCGCCGTATTTTTGAGCGATCTCTTCAAGTTTTCCGAACAGTTCTTCTTCGAATATTGCACCCTTAACTACTGCTGTCTGCTGCAGCATTTCGCGTTCACCTTCTTTGCGGGCGATCTCTTCTCGGAGGGAAATTATTTCTTTATTGAACTCGGAAACGTAGTTTTCCATGACTGTCCTAATGACAGTAATGACGGGAGAATCTACCCCGAATAATTTATCTGTTTGGTCGTTGAGTTTTGATGCGAAGGAGTCTTTATTTCGTTCATCGAGCAGCGAGTCAATGCGGTCAACCGCACTATTCAACGTTTGCTTAACTTTACCGAGGTATGAGGACTCAAGGTTTGGATCGAAATTTGTCTCCGCGCTTTTGATACCAGCTTCGATGGAGACTAGCTTGTCACTTGAAACCTTTGACGCATTATCAATAATTAATTTCACTTCTGAATTCACCGATGCCAATTTGTCACGGATAAAGTCCGCCGTCTTCTTCAGATACGACTTGTCGCCTGTTGCTGAGAACGACGCCTCAAGATAACTCGTCATCTGTGCCGCCGTATCCTTCTCCAGCATTGATACGGTGTGCTTGAACGACTCGATCATTCCGTCGACCTGCTTCTTAACGAATTCGACATCTCTGGAAACTTCAACCCTATTTAACACCGCGACGCCGATGCCAATGACATTTTTCAATTTCTTGTAGAGCTCATCGTCGCTCACCTTAAAGAAATATTCGTTGATCTCTTGTTCTTCGAGACAGCTCAAAACTGCCCGAGTTCCTTCGATTGTTACGCTACTCATACGGTTAAAACTTCTCCTTGCTTTCCAACTCAAGCCGCTTTGCCGCGGCAAGATCATTTAGGTCTTCTACAACACTCTCTATCGCCTCCAGGTATTCCCTGTCTGACAGCTTTTTTGTAATTATACATGCGTATCCACGAATGCTTTCTGCGGCCTTTCGTGCGTTAGACATGGTTTGATTCCTTTCCCTTTGATCTAAAGAATGCTGGCACAAGATCTGGTATACAAATTGTTGAAGTAATGGACCCGCTTCCGCTTAACCACTTCGAGTATTCGAGAAGCATGTCGGCGGTATTTTTATTAAACGTCGCCTCACTGATAGTGATTTTATCACCATTCAAAGCTAGCAGCACTTCGCGGTAGTCCTTCTCGTCTACGATCACGTGGTTCACGTCTACGCCAAGCTTTGTCTCCATCCGTGGGTGTGTGTGAAAATAATTAACTCCTGGAATTTTTATCATAACTTTTATATCCGCACTCCTTTAGTAAAAACGTTTTATATTAAATCCGCGCCAGCCATGATCGGCAGGTCGAAAATACATAATGCTTCGAGATCTTCGAGCTCGTCGACAATTATCACCGGTGTGCCTTCTGAAACCAACACCTTTGCATCCTCGATAATTTCATTCAGATCTCCTTCTAGCGCATAATACGTGCCGGTTAACTTTACAACCCTATAAGCCATGAGCCTCCGAAGAATTCTTCGTTTCTGTTGTTGCATTCTTGGCCGCACCGATATTTTCTCTCGTTTGAATGAATCTCTTTACGTCTTCGTTGCTCGTGAAGTGACCCAGGAACTTCTGCGGCATTGCTCCACCCTCGTATAGTGAAAAAATCGGCGATTGCTTTGATCCAATTCGAAGATTGCTTGGATCGTTCACGATCAGCCCGCCGCCAGAAATAACGATATAAGTTCTTGCCATTCTATACCTCGTATGCTAGTTCGAGAAGCTCCAGCGCAAGCGTTCGTTGCGACATTCCTCTGGAGATTGTTTTTCTCTTTCCCTTCAGGACCAGATCTATATTGTCCTGCTTTGACTCAATCAGCTCATCGATTGCCTGGTCCACAACGTTACACTGCAGCCAATACCACGTAACCGGCGATCCTTGCCCGATGCGATGGATACGGTCTTCTATTTGAACTGCGTCGCCCGGCGTCATCGGCCTGTCTACGGCTATCCCGTAATGAGACTTGACGAGAGTTATACCCACTCCGCCCGCCATCGTGTAGACGAACACCTTCTTCTTTCCTGACTGGAAAGCTTCAACTAGACCTTGTCGATCCTTCTGTGGAGTATCGCCCGTCAACAGTATACCGTCGAGCTGCGCCGCCAGTATTTTTGCGGACGCTTGGTAGTAGGTGAAGATCACGACTGATTCGCCCTGGTCCAAGATTTCCTTTGCCTTCTCGATCGCGTATTCACATTTTGCTATCGATGCCGACTGCCTGACATTGTTAAGCATGACTACCGCCTCGCCCCCCTCTTGAATTTCTCCGGAAGCAAGACGCTGTTCGTAGACACCCTTCAACTCCTTCATTTTTTCATTATACCACGTCCGGGCCTTCGCTGACAGCTTGATAAATACTTTTGACCTCATCTTCTCGGGCAGGTCCAAGCAGTCCTTTTTGTATCTAATGAGAAGGACGTCTTTAATCATATCGTGCAACTCGTCTAGATTCTTTGACCCGTTCGTATCCCACCGGCTGAATCTAGTCTTCTTCGCGTCGCAATATCTGCGTTCGTAAAATTCTTTTTGTTCTCCAAGCGGATGCCTGACGGCGACCAGTAGCGGAAATAAGTTTATTGGTCGACCATTCTTCATCGGCGTTCCCGTTAAGCAATAGCAAGCAACACAGAGATCACTCTTTGCCAGCGCTAAAAATTCAGACCCACGCTTTGATCTTCCGCCGGACTGCGCGTAATGCGCTTCGTCTGCGACAAGAATAAATTTGCCACCGACATCGTCTTCGTTTGGAATATTGTTCCAACTGTAGACGCTTACTTCTATACCGACATCTGCCGCTTCGATCATCCAGTTGTCTTCGAGTGAGGCTGGGCTTAATACTACAGCCCTAAATCCCGCATTAGAATACGCTTTTGCGGCAACGAGAGACTGTAGAGTCTTGCCGAGCCCCATTTCGTCCCCGAGGATCATGCGATTGTTCTTCACGAGAATTTTGACGCCGTCGATTTGATGTTGGTATGGTTTCTTTGCCCCGAACTCAAGATTTGGCTCAAGATGAATGTCGTTTTCTCTAGACATCATCACGCACTTTTTAGCCTCGTCGGTTAAATGGAACTCGGGATTCTCTTCAAAGAATTTCTTCACAAGCCGGCCGTACGACTTCGGTATCACCCACACACGCTTCTCCTTGTCGAACCTCTTCACCGGGAACGACTGTCGGACTACATTCACTAGATCCTCTCGATACTCGAACTCTATCGTTAGGTCCTTCCTCACGAGATCGATTATCCCGATCATTGGATTCTCCTTTTAATATTTTCTTTTTGCTGCAGTGGTGATGTTTCGTCGTAAAACCGCTACCAATCTCGGCTAGGCCGCGCCGAACCATTTCGCCTTTGCAGTGGATGCAATACCTGTGACCATCATCTCCGGAAGACACCCATGCCGCCGACCTACATTCGCAGCACTTATCTCGATCAACCCATTCGTTCCTAATCCTTGTTTTCGCATCACTTTTTATCGTAGTCATAAGACTTCACCATTTTTTCAAACGCCGAGTATGGATCTTTTACACCGAGGAGATTCAAAACAACGAGGAATGGACCGCATACAAAATACATCACCGCGGTCACGATAAATAAAACATAAACTCTTAGCGTTACCACTATATCCTCCAGGGCACACGAATGCGCCGTCAAAAGTAATTTTAATTAATATTAATCTATTGTCGCCGGGTTAAAACTTGTAGTAGCTCAACACATCTGCGACGAACGCCGCGCTTTCCGTTAGATGGATAGTCTCTTCGATACCTTTGATGATTTCTATTCCCGCTGCTACTCCGGAGGCAAGATTAAAGATCATTTTCGACTCAGCATTATTAAAGTGATACTGAACAGCGTGTCCGGTTGACAGGATAAGCATTCCGGAGTCAGCACATGGAACCTCAACGTCAGTGTCGTTGGAGTGTATTGTAAGAGTGTTTTTCGATGGAGACAATATTATCGTCTTTGGTTCTAGCATAATTCAAGCTTCCTTTTATTCTTTAGGTCTACAATGCGTCTCGCATCATATTTGTTTAGAAATTTCAGATCAAGCTCGTGGTTGCGCCAAACATCGGCGAGCTCAGATAATGAGCCCGCCGAGTTTAGATACCACTGGATTCCCCACGCTATGACGTCTGATGATAATTCACTTAAAACTTCTCTCCTGTCTGCTTCACTAGAATGGGAGATCATCTTCCTTAGCATTGCTGACTGCATGGCCTTCTTCTCCCGTGTTGGTTTCCGCAGCTTCGGCTGAGAATACTCCGAGCTCCTTCAGCTTAGCGTTGATTCTTGCGACTTCCACTTCGGCGAAAGCCAGGAATTTATCCCAACTGGTTTGTTCTTGCCGATTGAATGTCACCTTCTCCGGTTGCGGTGTTCCGACGATCTTTTCGATCTTTGCGCCGTTCTGTTTCATGTAACAGAATGAAACCTTGCTTGCATCTTCGGTTCCCTTTTTATCATCGTCCTTCGGTCCGAATGCGCCGATGAATGTTGGAAGCGAAAAATTCAAGTTCGGCGTTCGAGCAAAGAAGCCCTGCGAATACCAGCCCGCAGCCGAGAATTGAAGTTTGAATTGTTCTTTCGACTTCATGTCGAGGATCGTGACTTCCCCTTTGAGCGTCTTTTGATTCTCAAAAGTTCCATCTTTCAATTCAATCTTTGTGATGAGTCCCTCGACCCAGTCTGCCTTGATATTCTTCTTCTTGTTGACAATCTTGCCTTTCGTGACCGTCAAAAAGGTGGCTCCTTCTCCGTGACTTCCGAATCCCATTTAGACTACCTCTTTCTTTTTTCTTGTTCGTTTTGCCGGTATCGGAGCCGTTGTCTCAGTGCCCAAAAGCTGAGTTGCTGGTTGCTCCGCCGGCGTTGCTTGGGCGTTTTCTTTTACTTCCGCTGGCTCGGCAACGATGGCCGGCTCAGCCTTGACCTCGACGACAAGCGTAGCATCTGCCGACGGATCGTATAATGGTGCGAATAAATCGAGTTCGTCCGGAGGCGGAACCGGGTATGACCTTGGTTTCACGTTTCGGAATGCGTCGTGCCAAACAGCCAGTGTGTGCTTAAACACCTCGAAGTCGTTCAGGTATACGGCGTTGAATGCTTCTTCCGGCGTCATCCCACCCTTGATGAGATCTTTCGCCATCTTCGTCTCCTCGGCGGGATAATATTTCCACCCGGCGTCAACACTAGCATTGAGGGCCACGATTCCGTAAGATTCAATTTTCAAGCCAGGTTTTGTTTTTTCGATCGCATTTTTATTCGCGGCGAGCTGAAGCCACGCCTCCCTGCCAACATGACCAGTCTTCCAGTCGATAAGCGTGTTTTTACTCGTCATTCTGACGACACGGTCCAATCGGCAGGCGTATCCCGTCTCAATATCCCATACAGGCTCTTCGTTGAGAATCGTCTTTGGATTGTATGCCGCGAGAAATAATTTCGCACGAATGAGAAGAAGCCATTCCTCGTCGGTGAACATGTGTCGGCTGATCTTCTTGTTGTTCTGCAGCGCATCGTGGACCTTAGATCCGCGTTCACCGCCAATGATCTTTCTCAGTTCTGCCTGCTCGGTTCCGACGCTACCGATGAACGCCGTTAAACCTGGGGATGGATACGCCCACAAGATTGTCGTTGCCGACGGAACCCACGTCCCGCCTATATTGTAAAACCGACTATCGAGAAACTCGAATTTCGTATGCTCTTTCGGCATGATGAATTCATTGTTCGTCTCGACGTATTCCCTGTAAATCGATTCATATTTATGCGGATTCAGGGCGATATCGCTGATCTCTTTCGCGCCCTTCTGCAGTGTATCCGCGGCAAACATCACTACCCCGAGCAGCGTATCTTTATTCTGCCACCACGTCGGGATTGTCACAACTTCTTTTTTTCTAGCCATTCGATTCCTTCATTGCTTCTCTAATTTGGATGTGTGCGTTTGAGACTGTCGCCATCAAGCGCTTCATTAACCGCCTCTTGTGTTTCGCGGTAGTCTCGCGGATAGCTAGAACAAGGGCCTCGTGTAACTCGCCCGAGATGCTGCTTGATTCGCCGGAGGTGTCCGTCCCGACAATGCGTCCGCCGACATAGATTCGAATCGCCGATATTTTTGCGTCGACGTCCAGGATTATATCGCTAGACTTAATCCCCGCAGTAATCGCCTCCATCTCTTCCTTGAGGCCTACAATTTTTCTGTATACAGACTGTTCAATGCTCATTATGCTCCCACTGGTTTGAATGCTCCGGTCTTTTTGAAGACTCGGTATGCTTTTTTAAGTTCCTGGTAAACCTTCCTCGTGCTGCCTTTAGCTAGAACGATCGTCCCGCCGATCTTCATCGACTTCACGATCGACTCTCCGGCCTGATCTTTCCCGGAAATGTATCTCATTACGCGATTTCTGACTTGTAAATAAAGCGACGGTTTTACCGTCTTTGTTACAGCCTTAGCGGCCCGACGAAGCTCTTTTGCTCTTGTATTTCTCAACGCAAAACTCCTTTTATTCTACGCTGCACGTCCTCAGTTACACCCTTTTGCCACTCCAGTAGAGCCCACGTAGGTATCTTCCTACCCTTTGCTCCGATCGGCATAAACTTCAGCTCGCCGGTATCTAGCGCCGACCTGATGTATTGCGGTGAAATTCCGACTACCTTTGCAGCGCCTTCGATTGTTAATAAAAAAACATCACCTTCGTGCATTATTATTAATATTTTCCTTGCTTTCTTAACGTTTGTATTATATATTGTGTCACTTCTTTTGAGTATGCGTGTGTATCTTAGTTCAAGTGCTAATAATATAATACATATACTATAAAAAAGCAAGTAAAATCTTCCCCTTAGAAAAAATAATTAACGAAGTAGATTACTCATTAATTACTTACTATAAAGGAGGTCGTATGAAACGCGAAAAACAACTGCTTTCCGAAAACATCCGCAGGCTCCTCAGAAATAAGGGAGCCACCCAAGTAGATCTCTCTAAGGCGACAAAACTCCATTACGTCACCATTAACGAGATCATAAATCAACCTGATCGAAATGTAGCCCTCAAAAACATAGTCTTAATCGCCAACGCCCTGAATGTTCCGATCGCAGAGCTGTTCTCCGACGAAGACGACAATGCGCCCAAATTCGACACCGTATCTCAAAAATTATGGTGGGTGCTCGAAAGACTCTGTGTCAGGGCGCTGCCTGGTGTAAAGCTCACCGAGGACCGGTTACGGGTAAAATTTGAGCTACTCTACAACTTTTTCGAACTAGACCCCTCTGTAATGGAGGAATACTGGAACGATAGGAGAAACTATGGCAAGTCTCTACGAGGATAATGGCAAGATCTTCCTCAGTTATTACGATCCGGCTAAAGGCCGTATCCGTCAGAGCTTAAAGCTAAACTCTAAAGATAAGTCTGCCTGGTCAAAAGCCCGCGCAATAAGAGATGGCGTCCAGTCTAGACTGAAAGAAGATCCGTTTACATTCTCGCAGCACGTAAAGAACAACCGAACCGTAAGACAGGTCCTGGATGAGTTCCTGGAGAAGGAAGGCTCTATGAGATCAAAGAGCACCAGATACCTCTACAAGCTCTCCGTAGGCAAGCTTGAGGAGTTTCTAGGGTCAACCATCATCGACTCCATCTCTACGGACGATCTAATCATGCTCCGGAAGAGCTTGGAGCTCAAATACGGAAAATCGAACTCCGGTTTTTTTACCAGGCATCTACGTGCACTTTTTAAGTGGGCCGCAAACAGGGGATATGTTCAGCAGTATCGCTATACCAGCGAAGCCGTGTCCAAGTCCCCCGAGGAGCCGGTAGAAATATTTCACGAAGAAGATATTAAGAAGTTATTCAGCTATCCGAATATCAACTTTGTCGACCAAGTAAAGTTCCTCCTCTTCACCGGGTTTCGGCTCGTGGAGTCTTGCGACTTGACTTGGGATAGAGTTGATATCGATCGTCGGGTGATAAAACACTACAACCAGAAAAAAAGTCGCTGGTCGAATTACCCGATAGACGAACGGCTGCATGAGCTTCTTACTAGATTGCAGAAATCGAAACGTGGTGATTATGTCTTTCACTACAGAAGCAAGCACTCTATGGATAAACTCATGCTTGACGCGAAAGACAAATTAAAACTCAGAGACGGACTTGTTATTCACAGCTTGAAGGCAACGTATGTCTCGTCGCTAATAAAGAATAAAGAGCTCTCGCTTTCTGAAGTCCACTTTTTATCACACCACACAAACCCGGCCACTACGCTAAAGTTCTACGCATGGTTCGATGTAGATTCAATTCGCAAAAAAATCGATCTTGGAAATTCTCTGGAAAAAAAGACAGTTTTTAGACAGTAAAAATTGCGGTGAGTTAGAGGACATTAAAAAAGCCCTGCATTCGCGGGGCTTTTTTGTGCACCCACCAGGACTCGAACCTGGAACCCACTGATTAAGAGTCAGTTGCTCTACCAATTGAGCCATGGGTGCATAAATATCATACAATATACAAAAGCTTAAAAGATTTTCAAAATTGTTT